TGGGAGCGGGGTCGCATGATGTGGATCTTAAAAGATCGAGAGTGACACTGTTATTCGATCTTCGTTGATCCACTTGGTCGTCACACCAACCTCGCGTCCACTCGCAGCCAGCTGGGCTCGACGTTCACCACCGTGGGATCCAACTCGGCTGGATTACGATCGCCTTCCCAAGGGCTGTACCTGTGGTACCACACACCGATGGCCCTATTGGTGCCTGATGGGCGTTGGGCCTTGACTGCGCGCCGTCTGCACTCTGCTTCACCTGGGTTGAGCAGGTACACGGTGGCTGCCCACTGGTGGGCTAGCCTGGCACGCTGTGCTGCTCGTGGGGCGGTGCGGATGACGTAGGCGGTACCTGGGGTGGGGTGTGCCGCGTGCGTGGCTATCTGGGCTTGCATGGCTTGCTCTGCCATGGTGCGCCAAGGCTCGGGGTGTGACCACTGGACGGGTGAGCCTAGGTCTCGGGCTATGTCGTCGTAGTCCAGTACCGCGTCACCAGCGTGTGCGAGACGGTGGGCGAGCGTGGTCTTGCCGGAGCATGGTGGGCCGCAGAGCAGGACGACGCGCACCCTTGGCCTCCTACCCCAGTGTGAGGTCCACCTTGCCGGACTTGGCACCCTCGAGACTGAAGGGGACCTTGCCGCGGTGACTGACTTCCACCTGAACCACTGGTGATTCGGGCACGTTGGGGATGGTGAAGGTGAACATGCACCCGCTGAACCACTTGCCAGCGTCCAGTGATCCAGTGGCTACCGCTGTGCCCGCACCGTTGTAGACGGTGACTGGTGCGCCTTGGGCAAGGTCGCGGTAGCCCCCCTTGGTTGTGCAGGGTTCGCCTGCCGTGCCCGACCAGTAGTCGATCTGGGTGCTGTGCAGGATGACTGAGCCGTTGAGGTCGAACGTAGGCACCTCACGGGCAGGTTGCACGGGTTGGGCCTGAGTCGGCCACAACAGCCAAGTGGCCACCCCGGCAATGACGAACGCGCCAACGCCGGCCGCGATCCATGAGCGCCTCATGATGTCCTCCGCTGTCGATGCCCCTGTTACATCGCTATGCGGATGGTAGACGTGTTGGGGTGGCTACGGGTTGTTTCGCCGCCCGCGGTAGCTGGCCAGCAGGCACAGGAGCTGTGTCTGCGTGAGCACGATCTCGCGTCTGCCGGTGTTCATCTCGCAGGTCAACCCCGGTGGGATCACGCCTCCCTCGTGGTACCGCCGCTGCTCGCTCATGCCCGCATCGGCTCGTCATCCGAGGTCGACTTGATCGGGATCCGATAGGTGACTTCGGCGAGGGCGTCATCATTGAAGACTGGCTGCCCGTCGTCTCCCAGGGCCTCATATGTCAACTCGACATGTTCGATGTCGAAGACCACCCGACGGACAAGCCGATCACCCTGGACATCGAGCCCTAGGCCTTCGAGTGCCTTCAAGATGTCCGCGCGGCTGATCGCGTCCGGCCTGCTCATGCTGCTCCTGCCTTCGTGTCTCACACTGCCGCTGCGTCCACACTGAGGAACCCGTGGCGTGGTTCGAGTGCCGCACACGGCATGCCCAGACTACAGGCGCAATCCGTGCGAGCCAGGCCGCGCAGAGCGTTCGAGCGGGCCGTGTTGCAGCGGATGTGCGCCAGCTTGAGGTTCGACCGAGCGGCCGGTAGGCCGTCGTGTTGGAGCTGGATCAGGTGGTCCGCCGAACGTGACCATGGCGTACTCGGCGGGAGCGACTGATCGACCCATTCGCCGCAGAGCCAACAGTGTGCTTCCTCGCGGTACACGCGGGCTGACACCTCGCGCCACGGTCGGCCGACTCTGCCGGCCGCGTTGGTGCGACTCATCGCTGGTCAGTCGCGATGCTGGTGGTTGTGGTGAGTGCAGAGGGCGAGGATGGCGACGCGGGGCTCGGCGTCCGGGTTGACGAGTGGGATGTCGTGGACGCGGACCAGGTGTACGGCGCGGGCGTCGAGGTCGCAGAAGCCGTCCTCGGTGTGGATGCCGCGTGGCCAGCCGCAGGTGAGAGGCAAGGGCTACTGCACCATCAGGTAGATCAAGTCTACCCCCGCGAGGATGGCGGCGGCGATGACTCCGACCTGGGCGAACCGACCGCCGAGGGCGATGCCGAGGAAGCCGACAAGCACGGCGAGTGGAAGCAACACGTCGATCAGGCGCATGGCTGTTCTCTCCTGACTGCCTCGGTCACCAGCAGGTTCTGCAGTCTGGACGCGAGGGAAGCGCGGCGTCGGGCCCACACCATGAACTCGCGGCGTGATCGACGGTCGAGGGCGCGGTTGATGCGGGCGTCGGTGTCCAAGAGTTGGATGTAGAGGCCAGCTACCTGGGCCTCGGTGGTGGCGGTGAACACGGGATGACCACGGCTATCCGGCCAACGCGACTATGCGGAGGTCGTCGGGCTGAATCATCGGACCTCCTCGCGATGTAGTAAGCGCCAGTCGGCTACGTCCATGTCGGTGAGTGCGATGACCTCGAGCTGGAAGTTGGGCCAGGCCCAGCAGACCCAGCACCGGTCCCCGGTGACCATCTCGTCAGGCAGGCGCTGAGCGACCCTGCCGTCTGGGGATAGCCGGACCTCGTTGGACGGATGGCGTGCTCCGGGGAACGGGCTCGACTGCACGCTTCCTCCTCGGTTGGGAGGACGTTGGGAGGTAGTGCCGCCTTTGTAGATCACCCTCGTCCGACGGCTAGACGAGGAGAGCGTGAGGAACTGGCTCGAGAGACAGTGCTGTCAAGCCTGATGTTGCTCATGCTCGATCGTTTGGGCCCAAATGTCAACTACGCTGAGTCGCGCGTGTCGTCTAGGACGTACCGCGCTTCGAAGACGCCTGGGTTGCGCACCGTGAACCGGCCATGTCGATCCTTGACAATGTAGTCGCCTGGACAGGCGTATTGGACCATCTCATAGCCAGGAACGGCTATTACGGCATCGTCCACGGCGCCGTTCGATACCCACCCGTTGCACCAACGTGCAATGTCGCTGACATGGTTGTCGTCGTGACAGGGCACCTGCCTTGCCTCCACGACGGTCGGCTTCGACCTCCACGTTCGCACCTCGCTCATGCCGCATCCTCCTTGGTCTTCCTCGGTCGGGCGATCCAGTCTCTGACCACCTCGACCACGTCGCCCCACCGGTACAGCTTGTGTCCGAAGTGGTCAACGTCGTCGTGGGGGATACGGTGTTCGGCCATCCAGCGGCGCCAAGTGCCGTCCGGCATGGCCTTGCCCAGGAGTAGGCGTACCCACGACAGTGCTTCAGTGCCGGTGAGGCGGTACTCGATGGCCTGAGCCGACATCCAGGCATGCCGTTCGGCCATGTCGTGGGTGATGCCGCACTTCGGGCAGTCGACCGTCTCGGACTGTGGTTCGGCGTAGAGGTAGGCCGGGCAGTCGTTGAACATGCACTGGCCGGCCGGGAGCTTGTCCGGTGGCCGGTCGATGGCTCGGTAGGCGCGTTGAACGGCGTCGCCGATCTCGTCGACAGCTTCTCCGGCCGCCTCGTGCATGATCAGACTGTCGATGTGGGCGAGGATCCACCGGCTCGCGGAGATCGTGATTCGATGATGGGAGGGGTGGCCGTCCACGGCGCGGTCGATGACCTCTGAGGTGAGGTTGTAGTGCTCGAGCAGCACACGCGCCCAGCCTGTCATCGTCCTGTTGAGGTCCCAGAGGATGCGGGTGGCGTGGTCCTTCCAGGGGATGGCCGTTTCGGCGGCCTTGCGCCCGCCGGAGGCGCCGAGGACGTCTTGCCGGGTGATGGTGGTCAGCAGGTCGTCCACGAGAGCTGGAGCGGACGCCAGGTCCTGCCTCAGGACCCGCTTGCAGTCCGAGCAGATGAAGTAGCTCGCCGGGATGACCTGCCCGCAGCGTGGGACCGTGCAGATGTTCGTCATGGCTTCCACCTCCCTGACAGAAGATCTTCGTACACGCTCTGACACCCGCTGGTGTCATCGCGCATGAGTTCGCTCCGGCGAGCGCATTCGCGGATTACCTGTGCACGTTGGCCCGGTTCCATGATTCGGATCAGGGCGAGTATCACCTGATTGAGAGCTGCATCATCACGCTCCGGAGGCGGCACCAATCGAAGAGGGGGTCCGCTGGTCATGTGTCCTCCGGCAGTGGTTTAGGGCGATCGCCGTCAGTGTCCGTCCAGACCCATGCTCGGTCACAGGACCAGCAACGGTCCATGAGGTCCAGGGGCTCGCCGCAGTCGAGGCAGAGGTCACTCGCCGGGAGGGTCATGCGTTCTCCCGAGACCAGTTCCGGCAGCGTGAGGGGGTCGCCCACGCCTGCTCTGACTCATGGTCCACATAGGTTCCGCCGCACGTCGCACACCGCTTTGTATCCGGCTCCCAGTCGCCACAGTCCTCTTTGTGGTAGACCGGACGTGCGCAGATCTCGTTGAATACCTGCCAGCCCCGGAAGTCGCCGACTAGCCGGTGCTTACCGCAAGCTGGTCGATCCCACGATGGACTCGCCCACACCAGGACTTGGCGACCGCCGTAGCCCTCCCGCACGGTCACCAAACCAGGATTGATCCACATGACCGTCTTGATCGGAAGCTCGCCAGTCTTCAGGCGACTGATCCCAGCCGATTCGGCCGCGTCTGCCAGTACTGGATCCGGGCCGTAGTCGACCACGACTGTGCGGAGTGCGGACGCCCACTGCGGATCCTTCGCGCGATCCCAATGCGGCACGACGTGTGCCTCAAGTGCGGGAACTAGGGCGTTGCGGAACGCCAGCACCTCCGTGCTAGTACGTTTCCGCTCGACAGCCACCGAGGCTTTGATCTCGGCGGTGAGTTCCGGATCGCCCGCATCGATCCAGCTCCGGTCGCCTCGGAGCCTGCTTGCCCACCAATCTGCAGCAGCAACTATCTCTGGCATGCTGGTGGTCATCTGTCCTCCCGAGGGATCTGGAAGCGGTACACCTTGCGGGGATGCAGGGCGTCGGCAGCATGGGCTTCAGCGCGAGTGGCGGCTTCGTGCGCCTTACTAGCCAGAATGAGCGAGACCACGGCCATGATGAACGCGAGGGCCGCCAAGAATAACGCCGCGATGATCACGTGTCCTCCCGCATAGGTCCAGCGGTGATCCGGAGAGCGCCTCGGGCCGGCGCCCACGGCTTGGGTGCCTGCGTGCCATCGGTGACTTGAGCGCCTGCCGATGCCGGGGCTGTGCGGAGAGACCCGAGGGCTTCCTTCCAGGTCGGCCAGAGGGACACCTGCGGGTCGGGGTTGAAGCCGAAGCCGGGCCGAGTGACCTTCCAGCCGGCGTCCGACTTGCGGATGGAGGGCTTCATGCTGGTCATTCGGTCGGCCCAGAGTTCTTGGATGTCGCGTCCAGAACACGTGGCGCAGCAGGCCGTGAGTATCGCCAAGCCAATACCGGTAGGTAGACCGCAACAAGACTCGATGAGACCACGCCAACCCACGCCAAGAGCGAGCCGTCTAGATCCAAGACCGAATCGAGTACGTATTTGACCATCGCGAGGACGATTAGCGCTCGGAAGACGACGTGGTCCTTCATGCATCCTTGGCTGACCTTGCGGTACTCGCTCACGGCATGCTCCTCTGCCACCATCTGAGACCTAGGCGCTTACGGCGCTCCCTGCGGGACTTGGGACGCTTGGGCTTGATCCATCCCTCAACGACCGGAGTGGACTCCTCCTCTGTGTTGACCATGACCACGGGGATGCCCATGAGGTCGCCGAGCGGCTTGTACAGCGGGTAGGGCGTCGGGACGCCATGCGGAAGGATCGCCCACTGGCCGGGGGTGAGCTTGATCGGCTCCGTGGGAGCGGGGACGCCGGCGGCCCGGATCATCTCGGCCGCCTTCATGACGGCGTCGTACACCTCGTCCGACGAGTAGCATCGGATCTCGCTCATGGCGTCTCGATTCCATAGCCGTGGGCCAGGGCCTTCAGGACGTTGTCGTAGGCACCGAGCCGGACCTTGCACGCTGCGGCCAGGATGGTGCCCTCGACGGCCTCCAGTCCGTTCTGGTTGGCCTGCCAGTGCTCCACTATCTCTCGGTGTGCCTTGCAGAGGCGCAGTGGTGAGCCGGGCTCGCCGTGCTGGGCCACGTGTCGTCGCGCCAAGACCAACAGCTCATCACCGTCGCCCGCCAGGAGCCAGCCACATTCGCAGTGGACCTCGTGGCCCTCGCCATCGTCGGTCAGGCTCCATGATGTCTTGGTTTCGAGCAGTGCGTCCACCTCTGCGCGTTCCGCTTTCGTGATGGCTTCGAGAAGTCGGGTGGACAAGTCGTCGGTCACCGGATCCCCTCCCCGTGCTCAGGGCAGTCGGAGTCGGGTCCGTCGTAGCTCTCCGAAGAGGCCCCCGGCCAGAGGCAACGACAGGCACTGGAAGGCTGGAGCGAAGCCATCGGCACCCAGTGATCAGTGCCGTCGACACGGACCTTGACTGGCCGCGTACCGGTCGTCCACATAGGGGCAATCTCGACGATCGTGCCGACGCGCCAGCCAACAGCGTTGAAGTGCTCCCACCATGCGACTCGATCGCGATGCTTGAAGCCGTCGGTCTCCTCGACTGCCTCGGGCTCGGTAATGCCGAAGCCCTTGAGTAGAGCGCGGACAGTGTCACAGGGGCTGGTGGCCGCCATGCAGCACCCGCACGGGCGGCCAGCGGGCTCGCCCCACCAGTTCTTCTCGCCGATCGGTTCGTGCTCAGCGATGATCTCACGAACTGCCGCCACTAACCCCAGTACAGCCTTGGGGTCCCAGCGGGCGATGTGGGCGAACTGCCTGTCAGTCGGAGAGCCTTCGTCATAGACGACCGGTTCGAGGGTGTCGACATCGCGCAGGTGCTCCGGCGCGTGGCCAAGCCCTCGTGTCCACTCACCGCTACTGCCGACGCGGATCGCCGCAAGAGCTACCCGCTCTATCTCGTCTAGGGTCTCCGAGAGGCGGGAGACAAGGTCGTCAGTCATGCTCAATCGCCTCCAAGGCTCGCTGGATCATCTCCGACAACGCAGGCCAGCATTCGGGAGTCAGGTTCATGATTCGCACACCCGATGTCACCTCGGGGACGATGGCCATGGGTTCGTTGTGTTCAGCCACTGGTCGACTCCTACTCGGCGTTCAACTCAAGACTCGGATCCCCCGCCAAGATCTGCCCCTGCAACCGCTGCAGCGCCGGACACGGCTCCAGCCCGTACTCCTCGACCAACACCGCTCGGACCGCGTGGAACACCCGCAAGGCGTCCGCTCGACGGTTGCAGCGGTACAACGCCACCATCAGCTTCGCGGCGATGTCCTCCCGGGCGGGGTCCAAGCGGACCTCGGCCGCCAAGTCATCCACGATCTCGCGGTGCCGGCCGGCGCGCAACGCCAACTCCCATCGCAGCCCCAACGCGGTCCTGCGGGCGTCATCCAGTGCTTCCCGATGTGCGGTGAGTAGCGGGCCGCATTCAACCTCGCTCAACGCCTGCCCTCGCCACAGGCTGAACGCCGCGGTCAAGGTGTCCTGCGCGACCAGCAGTCGCCCCTCGGCGAGTTGCCGGTGGGCTTGCCCCACATACGCCGTGAAACGGAGCGCGTCGACCTCGAACGGCTCGGCCGCGAGCGCGTAGCCCCGTGGACGGGTTTCGATCACCAGGTCAGGGATGCGCCGCAGGTACATCACGTAGGTCTGGACCGATTGGGCTACCTGCCGGGGTGGTTTGCCCACCCACAGCTCCCAGATGAGATCCGTCACCGACACGAACGCACCGGGGTTCAAGGCGAGTAGGGCGAGGGTCTGTCGCTCCTTCTTCGCTGACGGTCCTGGGCCTCCGCAGACGTGCAGAGGCCCGAGGAGTCCCACGCGGATGGGCTTGTCAACCGGCTCGGCTGACGGGGCCAGGATGATGGGCTGGGTGGTCATTCCTGGACACCATCTGTGACAAGTTTAGCTAATCCAGTGGTTAGTTGCTCCACCAGTTTGTGAACTTGTGCCTCCTCGGCGCCGTGCGGATCGAGCCACGGCTTACCGTCGACGCGGAACCACTCCAGTGCCTCATGGACCGCCTCACCGACCGCCATCGAAGCGAAGTGAGCCAGCCAATCCGACTCGGGAACGTCGAGTTCTTCCTCGTTCAGTGAGGTACCCCCCGTCCATTCGCCGACCTGAGGGTGGTCTCCACCATAGGCGTCGGGAAGGTCTGGGCCTCTCATCTCGTCCGGGAAAAAGGTCCGAGGCTCCGTGCGCGCATAGGTAAGGCTGAAGTCCACCCGTCCGACTGCTCGCTCCCAAGGTAGTGCCGTCATCTCGCCTCCTCCTCAGTCCCCGAGTGGTGAACGTAACCCCTCGATGACCACGGCTCCGGCTTCGTCAGGGCGTTCAGAATGCTCGCCGCAGCGCTGGTCGCCACGCCCGCGTAGATGACCCATTGGGGCCATTCGACGTGACTCGTCAGGCTGAGAACAGCGAGCAGAACGAATCCAGTCAGTGCGCCGCATTGACCTGTCCAGAAGCCGACCTCGGCGATCTTGTGTCTCAACGGGGTGTAGTTCAGGGACATGGCAAGGCCCGTACTTCAACGGCAAGGCGGCGCAACTGCGTCTGCATGTCGGTAGATGCCCCCGTGCGAAGCGTGTCCAGTACGGCCACCACGGACCGCCGAGCCATCTCCCGGTGAATCGGCGCGCTGATGGACTGGACGACCTGAGCGTGCCACTCGGGCGGACCGATCCATGAGGCTTCGGCTGCTGCGTCTACGAGGAGCTGGGCAAGAGAGTCAGCCACGGTCGCCTCCGAGGATCAGGCGCGACAGTTCCAGGGCGTGGCCGAAGTGATGGCCGATCAACCGATCCACTTCGCCGCGAGTCCGGCGAGGATGGATCCGCGGCTCCGGCTCTTCCCAGACTGGGACGTGCACCTCAAGTGAATCCGCAGCTGCCCTCAGCCACGCTACGAGTGGTTCAGCAACAGCAGGAGAAACAGTGGCGATCCATTCGCCGTCTCTCGGCGTCAACTCGCTCACGACAGGATCCCCGTCGGCACTCCACACGATCCCGTTGACGTAGTCCGCCCAAGGTGACTGTGAGGTCCGGGCGGCGAGTGACTCGAGTCGGTCCGCTGCTGCTCGGATTACTTCCCAAGGAGCCTCAGTCGACATCGGACACCTCGCTGCCGCCTTCCTGGATGCCGAGAGCGGAACGGTATGCCTGAAACGCGGCGATGACTGCGTCAACCTTATCTGGATTGTCCGAGCCGCCACCGATCAACCAATCCTTAGCAGCGGCATGCGCTAGTCCATTGAGGCGGCCCACTCGCTCACACTCAAACGCTCGAAGCGCCTCAACCGAGTCCGGCTTGACCACACGGTAACGCCATGTATTCCATGTTCCGCCCAGGCGCTTCGACTCAAGCCTGTCCAGCTTGATCCGCTCGTCCAGTCCGTCAAGAGTGAAGCTCTGCGCTGCGACCTTCCCGACCTTCATTCGCCTGGGGTTGGCCCGGCCGCCGGTAGCGAGAACGACCACCTCGATCCCCGGCTTGATCCACGAACTATCGATCTCAGCCATCTACTCCACCCCCTTCTCTATGGAGTCGGCGAGCATGCGGAGCCCTTCCCGCTCCCATGGGCCGAGGCCGAAGCGATGGTGACCTACTTTGATCATTCGCACTCCGCCCGGTTCAGACGGTGTGGCGCCAGCGGCAAGCTCCCGCAGTACGGCAACCACGACGGCATCGGCGACCACAGACACGCTTCCCAGTTCCGGCGAGGCGTACATCTCTGGGAGGTTGATCTCCTCCGAGCGCGCCTGCTCCGTCGTGGAGACCAGCTCCCAGCCGACGACCGTCTCCGTGTCATCGGGATTAACCGGGTCTTGGGGGAACGCGCGTGCGGCGACCTCTCGCAGCCTCTGGGCCAGTGAGGTGGGGTCAGTGGACATCACGCCTCCTCACGCATTACGGCCGGGTACTCCATGTGCCATGTCGGGTGCACCGGGATCGGCTCGGTCTCGCCGTCGAGCCTGATCATCAGGTGGGCGTCGGAAGTGCCGACGATCCGGCCCGGCTTGCCGTCGAACACCACGGGGCGGTTGATCTCCGCTGGGACTTGGTAGTAGCCCCGGATATAGGCCATGCCGGCGCTGGTCACTGCCGCTCCCCGCGAAGTTCGGAGGCGCGGCGCTCCAGTAGTGAGATCGCCGCCGAATAGCCGTCATAGAGGCCTCCATGGGTGCCTTCTATGGCGACTTCCAGTTTTGCCGCAAGTCGCTCGAGTTCGGCCGCCACGATTAGGGGTGCAGCGGACACCACGGCTCGCTCCTGAAGCTCGTTGATGTCCCACGCCGACCCCTTGGCAGAGATCACGTCCTTCAGCGGAGCGGCCTTGACTACGGCGTCCCAGACCTCGTCAGGGATCTCCATCTCGGCTCCCATTGCTCTTGCCTCCTCAGCCCTCGTCGTCATCCGAGTCGTCGGAGTCCTCATCGAACAAGTCTTCGGCCATGCACTCGGCGAGGTAGTCGGCGCTATCGCGGATGTAACCCGCGATAGCCGCGATCGCCTCATCTCGGGTGTAGGCAGCGAACCGATTGCCGCCGCCGTTGCTGTCCGAGACCGCCACTCCGGCGTCGTCCAGCGTGGCCATGAAGCCGTACTCGGAAGATTCCTTGTCTGCCATTGCTGCCTCCATCGCAGATAGACGGTCAGTGCTTCGTCAGCGACACATCTCCGCCGTTGAGCCAATGCACTCGCTCGGCCGCCTCATCGCTGCTGCCGTGGTCGCTGTCGGCCTGCCACCGGCCGGACGGGTCGTAGTAGCCAACCGTCCACAGCCCAGGCTCGCTGCGCAGATATACCCATGCCGTGCGCTCCATGCCACTCACTCCTTCGCAGTTCAGCGATCCTCTATGTAGCTACGGCATCGTAGCACACGCAGACCGCGTTACACCCGGTATACTCATGTCCACGTAGCCACATGAGGAGCCGCCGTGCCAGAGGAAGACTGGGATCCGCCTCGACGGGTCCGCGCGTCCGACAACCTCTGGCGCGAATTCGGCCTTGCCGCCGCCGCCAACAACCGGAAGCGCTCGGATCTCCTCCGGGACTACATGCGCCGCTACGTCGCCGCATGGAAGGGCCGACAAGCCAAGGGTGATCACGACGGCTCCTCGGACACCAGCCGGTAGCCAGCGGCCAACGCCCGCTCCGCGTACACCAGCGCTGTATGCCGCATGAGGTCGTACTCCCAGCCCATGCCTCCCGGATGGGTCTTGTTCCAGAACCGAAAGGCCGCCGGTTCCATGATGGCCGCTAGAGCCTCCCGTGCTGCCCTGTCCACCCCAGTACCCTCGGGATCCGGTTCTGTCTCGCCTGCGGCCACGCTGGACGGGTCTACGGCGGCAGTCATGACGCCTCACCTAAAGCCTGAAGCAGCGACACGACCACGGCAGGCTCGCGTCGCGCCGCATTCACGGCCGCCGTCGGCGTCATGCCTTCCCGCACCATCCGACCCGCACGGACAACCACGCGCACCTCAGGCAATGAAAACTCCCGCTCCCGACCCGAGCCCGAACCTTCGTTGAGCGCCGAGACCAATCCGGTCCGACACCAGTAGTCGAGCTGTCGATAGGTGATGCCCGCTCGGTCGGCAAGCTCGATGGCGTTCACGCCACCACTCGCTTGTCAGCTAGGGCGAGGATCCGCAGCACGGTCCGCTCCGTCATCCCGATGGCCGATGCAATCCCAGCCGAGGTCCACCCCAGTCCGGATAGCCTGACCGCCTCGCGGTCTTGAGTGGTGATCGGGTTGCGCGGCTTCAGCTTGCGGCGCTCGCGTTCGGACAGGCCACCCCAGATGCCAAAGCGTTCGTCGTGGGCCAGGGCGTACTCGAGGCACTCGGCGCGGACGTCACAGCCCTGGCAGATGCGCTTGGCCTCGCGGGTGGAGCCGCCCTTCTCGGGGAAGAACAGCTCGCTGTCTACCTGTGCGCACAGGGCTCGCTCATGCCAGTCCCGCTCTTCGGGGAGGTCATCCCAGACGGTCTGCTCCCAGGTCAGCGCCAGGGTTCCCGAGATCAGGCTGTAGCTAGGGGTGGTCATGACGCCTCCATGGATTCCACAACGGATAGATGGCGCTCTTCTGGTTCGTCCCAGGATCGGTAGTCAGGGATATGTGAACCACGGTCCTTGACCACCCAAGGCCACGGCGTTCCCCAGACGAGGTGGCTTGGCCACCGGCGCTCGTCGCGGTCACCGCGCCACGGCCGGACCTCAACCTCCCGGACCCGACCCGCGCTGTCCGGCTCGCAGGCAGGCGCGATGCCGTAGCCGAACTCCGGCCACCGCATCAGCAGGGAACTGCCGAGGGGGCGAACTGATCGATGCTTTCCCGATTCACCCGGTCCGCCGTGCCCAGCGTGCGCCTCGACGACCAGAGCGCAGTCCACTTGCGTCCGCGCCGCGTCGAGTACCGCAACCGTTCGGCGGGCCGCCGTCTCCTCGTTGATGTTCGCCGCGTGCAGCCGATAGAACGGGCCGATGATCAGCAGGTCCGGTTTGTGTGCGGTTACTCGCTCCAGCAACCACGCTGCGTCGTCGTCTCGGGTCAGGTCGATGCCCTCGGGCTTGTGTATCAACCTGAGTGCCCCCTCGGGCACGCGGCGATTGGCTCCGATCGACGCTTCTGCCAAAGGACGGAACCGCCGCCGGGACTGGCGGCTTGAGTTCTCGCAGTCGATCAGCAACACGAACTGGGGATCTATCGGACGGAACGTGAACGGGTGGAGGCCCGCGGCGGCAGTGACCGCAAGCTGCCTGACGAACATCGACTTGCCGAGGCCCTCGAACCCGGTCCAGATCAGGCGGTCGCCACGCTCGAGAAGGTCCGGCACCACCCACTCATGCGGTAGATCTTGATGGCCGAGGAATTCCCAGAGATCCGGCGCCAGGTCGGGCTTCGTGTCGACGCTGTCTGCTGCCCTGGTTACGACGAGTTCACCGATGGACTTGCCCGAGTTCACATGGTCGGTGACGTCCTTGCCAACCGCGCTCTCCACAATCCGAACCGAACTCGCCACGCCCGCCAATGCGGCTGCGACCATGCGGGCGTGCTTCTCGCCGGGTGCGTCGCGATCCGCGACGATCGTCACGTCGCAGTCGACGAAGAACCCGTTGAACTCGTCGCGCCACTTCCCCGCCCCGCCAGGGCAGCATGTGCCCACCAGTCCGAGCCCTTCCAGGGTCTGGACATCCTTCTCGCCTTCGACCACGAACACGGCCTGTCCGCTGTCCATCGCCTCGAGAAGTTTCGGCAGCCGATAGGGCACGCGGCGGACGTCGCCGAGCTTCCAGCTCCAGCCCTTCGGCTTGGACGGGTCGGGCCGTCGCTGCGGGAATTGCTTGTCAGCGGTGCGGCACACCTGGAAGAGCAGGTTTCCCACCTCGTCGACGTAGTCGTAGACGGCCACAGCCGGGCCTCGGGGCGTCCATTCACCCTCGTCCTCCCGGTCACGGGGCTGGCACAGATCCGCCCACGTGAGGCCGATCGCGTCGAGGACCGCGTCGCGGTCGCAGCCAGCATGGCAGTGCATGACAACGGGTTGATCCTTGCCTGGCCCGACGGACAAGCTGGCGCGGCCGTCGTCGTGCGCCGGGCACTTCGCGTCGTAGCCAGCGCCGGACTTGCGCAGTCCGGTGAGGCGCGGCAGGAGGAGTTCACGCAGGGCGTCCATTAGTTGTCCCACCAGCCCTTCGGGGAACCGTTGACAACGCGCGCCTCGGGTTGGTCGGTCCATCGCTCAGCATTGAGCCACGGGCCGGGATGCTTCGTGAACTCGATGTCCTTGCGTCGCCGCGCTGGATCGTCGCGGTAACGCTCGGCGCCGGCGACCACGCTCGCCGGATCGACGCCGGCCTTGACGATCTTGGCCCACGCTTTGCGGGCCTCGCCCTTGCCCACCTTTCGGGGGTAGGCATCCCAGAACGCGGCGAAGGCTTCGTCGACCGTCGACCGCGAAGCGGTTGATGAAGTTCTCTTCTTAGTACTGTCCTGTACCGTCCCGTCCTGCGGTGAGGCTCGATGTGTTTCGGGGAGTTCCGGTGAGTTTGCGGGAGTGTCGGGGAGTTCCGGTGAGTTTGGGCGAGTCTCGGCACACACCTGACAGCGCGGTGACCAGCGGCTATCCAGTTTTTGATGGTTCGCGAGTCGAATTACATGCAGGTACTTCCGGCCGCTCAAGGTCTGGATTCGCGCCACTCGACCTTCGTTGATGAGTTCCTGCAGAAGTACTTCAGGGTCGACATCATCGTCAGGCAAGATCAGTCGCTTGAGGGCCGCAGCGTCATCCTCTGCGTGCCCGGAATCACAGTCCGTGAAGTTCCACATCCCGATGTAGAACAGTCTCGCCAAGGGCGACAGTCTGACCATCTTGCTGTCGGTCCAGAAGGACGGCTTGATTGTCCTGATGCGCGCCACTATGCAACCCCCCGAGGCCTCACGCGCGGGGCGCGCCGGAAGTCGATGTCTCCAGACCGAAACCAGGTACCGCCGTTCTTCCAAGGGATGTTGGGCTCGCGACCCACCGAGAAGTGATGGCGACAAGACCAGATCCCGTTGTAGTCCATGAAGCAGTAGTGCCCGCACTCGGCGCACTCGACCAAGATGATGTCCTGACTGCTGCTAGCGGGTTCCCAGACGGCTCGGCCGCCGGGACCAGTGGGGCGGAGAATCACTACCAACTTGGAATGCCAATCCCACTCGTCGTAGTTCAGCGACTTGTGGAGGTTGATGGGCTTGCCGATGCGCTCGTTGTGCGGACCCTTGACTTCGCACCAAACCCGTTGCCCGGCGAGGTAGAAGTCCGGTCGGTACAGCGTGCCGTCGGCCAACTCAAGCGCCTCCGGCTCGTACTGCCACGTGTCCCAGCCGAGATAGTCGAAGGTGGCCGCCCAATCCGCTTCCAGAGTCGAAGCGAACCGAGTGCCGCGATACCAGGTTGGGACCGACCGGACTCCACTCACGCCGCATCCCTCCCCGCCGTGAAGCCCTCGGTCCACGCCAGCAACGCCGCCGCGGGCTCGTCGACCGGAACCATCGCCGCCAGCGCCACGGTCACCGCGTAGAGCCTCAGCGGGTCGTTCTGACCCCACCACGCCAACCGCCCCCAAACCTCACGTGGGTCGAGGTCGCGGATGTCCATGGCGATCTGGCCGGCGTCCTCTTCCGCCCTGGCAGCGACCGTGTGTGCGTCCTGGGTTGGGATGGTCGGGGACATCGCGATGTAGGTATGCCGCCGGACAGCGGTGTTGCGGATCTCTTTGACGGTGGTCATGGGGAGGTGTCACCGCCATGACCACCTGAGAGAATCAGCCTGCCGACATATTCGGAGACCTGAGGGACTACGGCGTTTCCGCCGACCGCAACCATCCGGGTGGCAACCCCATCAGCCACTCGATCAGTGGCACCGGCGGCTTCCAGCCAAACCTCTGGACGACTCCAAGCATGTTCGCCATCGCCCGGCGGCCATACCGTGGCGCCGACTCCGGCGAACTTTTCGGCCACCCGTGCCGGCCGAAACTGGCCAGCGGGGTAGGCCACAAGGAACACCCGCCCACGTGGGTGTGGCGCACCAAAGGCGCACGCCGATAGCACCGACCATTCCGCATCGAACCCGCAGTCGGCCAAGTCCCCGAGAATTCGACCCCATGCTGCCCCGTCTCCAAGGAGAGCTGCGACGTTCTCCATGATGACGAACCGGGGTGCCAGGTCGCGAACGACAGTGAGCATCCAGGGCCAGGACCAACGAGGGTCTCCGATGCCCAACTGTGCGCCCGCACGGGAGAACGGCTGGCAATGAGGGCCTTCGGCGACAACGTGAACAGGTGGCCGGGGCTCGGATCGCCACCACTCGACAGATGTTCGGACATCGTCATGCCTTGGGACCTCCGGCCAGTGTTTCGCCATCACTCGTCGGCAGAACGGATCGATCTCCACCTGACCTACCGTGGTCATGCCTGCCCGCTCCAACCCGAGTTCTAGACCGCCGATACCCGAGAACAGCGACAAGACGTTCATGTCGGCGCACCACCCTCCGGGTGCACTGCGCACACTGGACGGGAGAAGCCGGCGAGGAACCGCTTGGCGGTCTCATGCGAGCACCGACCGGGGCCCGAGCCGTGGGTTTGACAAGCGCCGTGGTGGTCGAAATGCCCACATGGCGTCGGGTCTGCCAACTGCGCTAGCAGTTCAATTGCCTCGCCGAGCTTGCGAACGGCGGCGGCCTCGGCTCCTCGCGCGGCGTCACACTGCTCGTCCAAATGCAACGCTTCTTCAGCCCACGCTTGACGGGAAGACCGCTCAGCGTCGACAGCACGGAGTAGGGCCACGATCCGCGGCCCCTCGTCTCCGCTGGAGCCGTCGAACACCTCAGGCGGGTAGTACTCGTCGAGAAGGGACATGAGGCCCTGCCAGGTGCCAACCACGCCTAGGACCCTGTCCGCCAAGGCAGCCACGTCGCCCCGGCAGACGAGGCAGGAGCCCATGAGCTGGTGCCCATCATGACGCTGGCCCTTCACCAGTTCAGGGCTGGGATCCTCGATCGGCAGGGGTTCGTATGCCGTGTTGAACGCCTCGATGAGTAGCGCGCGAATTCCGGTCGCAACCATGGATGCTCCTGGTTCTACAAGATGAGTCATCGCTGCAGCTCCGTAGATGCAGCGAACGGGTCGCGGTCGGCTTCGAACAACGGGTCCATGAGGTCAAACAGAGGGTCGGTGCCGCAGGTCGGCCCACATAAGGCGTCTGTCGTGAACTCGACGGGTTCGGCCTCCTTGCCGGCGCTGCGCCGCTGGGCCATGTACTCGGCTTCGGCGGCTTGCGCGATTGGATCCGCGCCCCAACCCCAGCGCTTCCGGTGTTCCGGTATGTCCGGACGCGCCCTCAGCTCGTCTTCCATGGCTTGCACGGCCAGAACGAACGGTTCGGCCGGGTAAGCGCTGAACCATTGGTCTCGCTCACCAGGGTGCGTGGCCATCGACAGGCATCCGCACTCGCCCGACATGCCAAGCGTCTGGGCCACGGGGTTGAGTGGCATATCAGAGTGCAGCAGCCGGTAGGCCCGGAGATCAGCCTTGTGCCAGATCGCCAGCGGACTTGTCCACAGGATCGTGTGTTTGCGTTCGAAGTGCGGCACGGTCGCGCGTCGTTTGCTCTCCGGTCGGCGTCGCCCAGCTATGAATACGACCTGGTCTTTACGGCTGCCCGAGATCCCGAAGTAGTGCGGCACCCGAGCAAGCGCTCGTTCTTTCAACCGCTGGTACATCAAGGCATGCGCGGCCGAGCCGGGGAATCCGCCGGCCCACGCTTGCACTAGCTCCCCGGTCTTGCGGCTGCGCGCCATCACAGTGCCGCGTACCAGGTCCCAGTAGCCTTCGCCCGCCTTCGGGAACTCCTCGATCAGCCGCAATCCCCACTGTGCTGCTGTGTCCCGAACGTGCTCCCGCGTCGCCTCGATACCTGTCTGGGTGTTCGCGTGTGTCCAATGCGTACTCACTGATCGGAATATATGAGCAGTCGTGTAGGAATCGTTTCCGCCTGACACCAACGCGCACACACCCGCAACCCCTTGCCCGGCGATAGAATCCATGGCCTGGTCGAATCGGTTCCATGCCATCTCAACTAGTCGTCTAACACGCGCTGCGCGCTCCGACGCAGTCAGGCGCACCACCATCTCGATCGGTGTCGGATACTCATGGTGTGGATCGAGCGGGTCATGATCAAACGGGACATCGCTCGGCAGGCCGAGGATCAGGGACGGTTCCGGCTCGCGATATCTCGACCGGTCAGCCTCTTCCACGTCTCCTGGTTCTAAAGACTGAGTCATGCCGCCAACTCCCCTGCGAGTTCCGGCCAGAGCTTCAACCGATACGCCTCGACCTCGGCCGCGCTCTTCGGATCCAATAGCCACCGGGTCGACGGTGGAGCACCCGTGACGGCACCGCATTCACGGCACCGTCCGAAGCCCAGCGCCAAGTGGGTTCCATGGGACCGCATCGAGCGCTTGTTGACCCGCATTGTGGGAAACATGAACGCCGTTCGGATGTAGCCGCACACGCCGCAGGCATCGGTGGAGACGAGGGTGACCATCACCTGCCATCACCCTCCTCGTCAGCCGCAGGCCGGTCTTCGCGCATCGACCGGCGCAACTCCCGCAACTCCCGCTTCTGCAGCCGGTCGAGACGTCTCTCGGCCGCCCACGCACCCATCAGTCCGGCTCCGGCGATGGACACGACACCGGTCAGGGCTGAGATCCAGATGGCCCACGCGTTCATTGGGGCACCTCCCGCCATCCACGGATGTAGATCTTCCTGAGCTTCGCGGCGATCGCGGCGTCCAGGTCGAAGCCGTCCTCCTCGGCCAGGACGTAGGCCGTGATCACCGTGTCGGCTACTTCGAAGTGGAATTCCTCGCGCGTACCCGAACGGCGCGCATGACCCACCAAGCGCCGATACGCGCCGACTACCTCACCGGCCTCCTCGGCGAGGTTCAGCACTTGCCGCAGAACCCCCGACTCCTTGCCGAAACCGTTGTCCCTCAAGTGACTCACGATGGTCACGGCGTGTGGGGCCAGCCAGGAGCGGGGGGTGTCCACGTACTCTGCATCAGCCATGACGGGCCTGCCGAACTAGACGCTCCCCAGCCATGCCGATCAAGTTGACGATGACCGCTGCCGGAATGTCGGGGGTGCACAACGGCATCACCGAGGCAGCCGCAATGACGAAGGCCTTCCCGCACATCTCCATGTCGAGCACGCCCTCGAAGTCTCCGCGCACCCCGGCGACCAACTTGTCCGCCAGCAAAGCTGTCTCCCACATCAGCGGGTCGGCCACGGCTCGGGCCCGCGCTATCTCCCGCAAGCCGTTCTCTATGTCGAACGTCATGCTGCGCCACCTATCCATTCCGCTATCTCAGTCAGGTCACAGGGATCGAAGTCGCCGGATTCGCTCAGCCACACGAACACCCCGCGCCGCTTCACCGGCACTCGACCAGGGTCGACACTCGGGTGCACCGTCCACCCGTTGGCCCGGACCTTGGGGTCACTGCCGTGAGCGGTGAGGTAGCCCTCGCATCCGGTGGTTCCCGAACCGCAACCGGCCAGACCGTTCACCGCCGACCACTTCTCCGCAGGTGAAGACTGGCTCCGGCGCTTGCGATGGCTGAACACCGACGCCGCGCCCAAGCACACGCCGGGGACTTGGATCTCGCACACGCCGTCAGACCGTGCGGAAACAAGACCGCGGCCGTACTTCTCGGCGGATCGCGGGCCGGGTGAGCGACGCGGCTTTAAGGCAGTACGCCGCAACTGAGTGCGACGCGGCTTCATGGCGTCACCTCGGCGAGATTGTGGGTCTCGACCCCGGCAACGCCTTGGCGGTAGATCAGGGTCGGGATGCCGGCGTCTATGGCAAGCTGTGCGCAGTGCATCGCCCCCTGAGTCCTGGACTGAGGGTCGACGAAGGCGACCGTCAGATCCGGCGCTGACTCCACCATCGCCACGTTGCGGCGCTTCCCTGCCCCTGGGCAGTACACCTCGCCGGCCTTGTTCACCTTGCGGTGCGGGGCGTGTGGGCAGTCCCATCCGCACTCGGGCCACTTCGCCGGCCACGCCTCGACGGGTCCGTGCGTCCCCCGCCACATCCCAGCGGCGTCGCGGTCTCCATCAGGCGCGTCACCGTGTACCAGCACCGCGTCCGGGTATCGCTCATGGGCAAGAGCTAGCGCGGCACGCATGGTGGACCACTCACGCCACGATCGCGAGCATGTCAGCAAGATCCGGACGGTCAAGACGGGTCACCACCGTTCGCGATCTCCAGCAGGACATCGGCGTGACACGGAACCCGGGACCCCTCGCCGTCGTCGATCGGACACCAGCAGGCGAGGTCCATGCCCGCGAGTTCACGCTGCACGTCCTGGACTGTCAGCCACGGAAGGCCGGCTCCCACGTGGATGTGAAGGTGTGCGTCAGGCATGGCAAGCGCCCGGTGGTACATGTGGACGCACTCGGCCCGAGTCATGTATCTGATGTTGTGGACTGTCCACGTGCCATCGGGGTGGTAGCAGTCGTGGCGGGTCCCGGCCGCGCTAATCCGGCCCTCGTACTCCCATGGAGACCCGTCAACGGCCGGCACGCGCGCGAGACCATATGAGGTGCGGTAACGGAACGGATTCCCCCACTTCGTGGGCCGCCCGACATACACCGCACCCTCAGGCATTCGCCACCCGCTGACGCGCTTACGCTGGATCCGTCGCGGCTTCACGACACACCACCAATCGGGACCAGCGACAGAGACGGAGCCGCCGCCAGTCCGCCCTCGCCGTCACCGAGGACCAGCGAGAAGTCCGGTCGCGGTCGAGTTGTTCGTTCCGGATGCTCAACCCAACTCGGATCAAGCCTCCTCCAGAAATCCGGCCAGTCGACGCGAGGGAAGTGTCTGGCCAGCACGCCGCCGTGGTTGGCGTACGGGAGCGGGACGACATCCGGCTTGCCCTGCCAGTTGGCGCGTTTATGCGCGTCGAACCAGCCGTAGTGCCGGGTACACGCCCCGATGTAGGCCAGTTCTCCAGTGTCCCAGTCAGTGGTGTGACCCCACGTGGTAGCTGGCCGGCCGCACAGGTCTTCACGTCTGATCATCGAAGCGGTACACAGCCGGATCCGAGGAGTTTCCGGTTGATAGCGCCGGAAGTCCCGCCGGAACGTCTCGCGGATCTTCCAGTGGGGATCAGGAGGACTGGACCACAGCAGGTCCCCGATGCCGTCTATGCCGTTTTCGTAGGACATGCCGAAGTCGTAGATGGCCGCGAGGCCAAGGCCGACCAGGAGGAGGTCCCCGCCGAGGTCTGGGTCTTGGATGAGTCGCACGATACGTGCGCCGCGCGCGTCCATCAGGCGATCACCCCAGGCTGCATCTCTGCGCGCAGGACGTCGGACAACGCGGCCAGACCGGCCCCCTGTCGCGATATCTGCTCGGACAGCCGCTTAAGTCGGTCCGCCGCCAGCGCCGGGTCTTCGGACCAGCGTTGGACCAGGGCGACCGCACGGCCAATCGCCCCGGACGAGTATTCGTCAATCTTGAGGCCTGCGGCTTCTTCGAAATCCTGGACCACCTGGCGGAGATTATCGAGTTGAGCTTTGACGAATGCTTTGCCGGATTGCCGCTCCGCCTCGCGTTTACCAACCTCGACCCCTTGGTCGTGTCCTCGCTGCTCCGCGCGCTGCAATGCGGTATGTCCGGCGTCGGCCGACGCCCGCATCACCCCGATGCAAGTCGACCACGGCAAAGGCTCAGGGGTGCGCTTGGGTGCCTTGACAATCACCAAGGACGACTGGTCGCCACAGGCGATCAGTCCCCACGTTGATGGCAGCTCAGCCTTGACCTTGTCGGCCATGACAGCGGGGACGGCGACCCAAAAGCGGTGGGTATGCTTCCACCACCAGTCAGCCTTGGCCGCGTTCTCCAACTCGCGCTTCCAGTCAGACATGCACACCTTTACTTCGACCGCGTCCAACTCAAACCCGCGCGACTGCCACAATGAAACCACGAGCAGATCAATCTTGCGTCCCATGCGGCTCGCGTCCTGCGGAGCTTCGGCGACCTTCAGATACTCACTGTCGGGCCAACGCCGATCGAGGGCACGGATAACATCACTGGCGTTCACGATGTCACCGGCCGTGGTGCAGTCGGCCGCTTCAGGTAGTCCATCAGCGGTTCTACGAAACCATCCAACTGATCGCGACACCGGCACATCGGGCAGTCCACGACACCCACGATCTTGTAGGCGCCCACGTCCACTCGGAGCTGTCCTATGTCTGCGCAGACCGGGCACGCGCCAGGCTTGGCGTTGGTGATGACGAGTCGGTTCATCCTCCGAACCCCCGCTCGCCCGCATACATCGCCCGGATTGATGCCCCGATCGATTGCGTGGCTCGAAGTTCGTTCTCCAGCGCTCTCGCGTTTCGCTCCGCGTGTCGGAACGCAACCTCGGCGACCTCGGCTGCCTGCCGCTCGGTCGACGTTGCCGACTCGGCGAAGTACTTGCGTTCGTGCGCGGGGCCGTCGTGGTTAAGGTATGCCTTCGCAAACGTCAGGTCGTACTGCCGGCGCTTCTCCCGCGCTTCCCGCTCGGCGGCGGTGACGACGGACACGCCGTTGTGGATGCGTCGGGAGATCTCCTGGATCGTCTTCTCGAGATCGACGGGATTGAGGACATCGCTCACGAGTCACCTCCAGCTGTCCGACGCATACGGGTAGGTGGCTTTAGGTGCGTCTTGTACTCCTTCAAGACGTCCGCGTCAGCTTCGGTGATAACGCCACCTTGGCTCCACAAGGTGAAGTCCTCGGCCAGTTCGGTGAAGTCACCTTCGGAGATCCACCCTTTCTCCTCGGCGATCGTCCAGATCTCGTTCTTCACCTTGGTCAGAGGGTCAACCCCGCGCGTGGTCGACTTCCCGGCCGGGTCGGACTCGCCTGTGGGAATCTGCAACATCTGGATGTGGGCGATCCGCAGTGCCACACTCATCGCCTTGGACACGGCGCTGTCTCCCGTGTCGGAAGCCTCGCCGGCCACGAGGGCAACCACCGAATCGCCCTCGGGACCCGTGTAGGTGTAGGCCATCGTTACGGTGACCTCTCGGGCGCGCTTGCCCTTCTCCGTGGTGATGTCCCGCGAGTCCAATGAGCGCAGCTCTGGGATGACGTTGATCTCGTTGACGAGGAGCGCCGGCCCCACGCGGTTGAGGATGGAGTCGATGCCGCGATAGGCGAAGTTGTGGAACGTGTTGCGGTCGCCCTTGCCGATGATCCCGACGTCGTGACGGGTCTTGAGGAGTGCCTCGTGGATTTTCATGCCGCTACTTCCGGTGGTTCGAGCGGGAGCCCGAGGAGGTTCTTCAGCTTGTCCGACTGCACGTTCTCCCGATAGTTCTCCAGTGCCACGAGGAACTTGCGGAACGCCTCATCATCGGCCTGCGCGGGTATGAGGTCATAGGTGCCTGGCTGGATGTGGAGGATGTACGCGGCCTCGACAGCGATCATCGGCTGTTCGTCGTCGCCGTCCTTGAACGTCTCGGCGAAGCGGTAGCCCGCGCACTGCAGGGCATGCTCCCCGTAGACACCAGCACCTGACTTGTAGTCGATGAGGCAGCGCCCAAGGGATGGAATGTCCTGTATGGAGTCGAGTCGGCCGGCGTACATGTGGGTCCGGTTCGCGACCACCAGTTCCTCGTGAACCGACACGGGGTTGTAGTCGGAGATGTAGTTGGCATAGCCCTGGACATAGGGCATCAGCTCATCGGAGACTTCGATCTCCTCGTCGCGGATGTACCGCTCGGCCAGGTCGTGGACTTCGGTCCCCCGCGTCGCAGCCCAGTCCCTCTTCTGGTTCGGTATGTCCGACAGCATCTTCATTGCGGGACCGAACCCCGCCGAGTCGAGCAACCAGCCAACTTGCCGGATGTTCTCCAGCGCATAGCGGGCGACCTCGCGGGCAGCCCAGTACTTCAACCCGTCCTTCGGGATGCCGTTCAGGGCTGTAGTCACACCAACAGCCCACTTACCATCGATCTTGTATCGATGGTAGTTCGCGTACTCGACGACCTGGATTCCCTTGCTCGGCACCTTAGGCATCGGCACCCCGATCCGCAGCGTCGGCGGTGACCTCGGCCAGCTTGTCCCGGTCGATGGCGCGCGCCTCCTCCATTGCTTTGAGCAGGGCGTCACGCTCAATCGTCGTGAGCATGTAGAACCCGACACCGCTCCGCGCGAGTTTCACGGCGACCCGCTTCCAGCCGAAGTCGTTCATGCCGCACCTTCTAAGATATCGATCGTCAGCCACAGATTCCGCCGAATCCCGTCCGGCTTATGGATGACCGGCATCATCTTGACCATGTACTCCGGCGTGTCGTCTTTGACCAATTTCGCGTCCACCAAGCCATCGCAACACGGCTTCAGCGTGGCGACCAGGTTGTCCTCGTCGCGACGCCGACGCTGGAGTGGGCGGTAGTGCAGTGTCACCCGGACACGCCCATAGGTGCCGAGGCGTGCGCCCTTCGCCACCCACCCAGCCGACTCGCGTACTTCGGCGACAGCCTTCGCCTTGACGATCTCGTTGGGCCAGCGGTTGTTCAGGTTCAGCGGGGGCGTCTCCCACGGGAGACCAATTACGATGGTGGTTCCGACTCCTGCTACCGCTCCCTCTGTGCCGGCAGCAGGAGTCGGGTGCCCTTTGCGGTCACTCACCGCGCTCACCCCACGGGCCGTACAGGATCCGGCGTGCGACGACCTTGACCGTGACCCCCGGCTCACCGGGGTACGTCGCCCACCTGGCCGCGAGCTGGCGAGCTTTCTCCCGGTCGTCCTCGGAGGTCCCGTAGACCGTGACCGATCGACTGCTGGGGCGTGCATACTCGACACCCCACTCGACCACCATCTCCGCGCCCCACTCAAGCTCACGACCGATGAGGCGCCACGACCTGTCCCCCGCCTCGTCTTCCGCCGCCATCGCTTGCCGGTCCATCGGGACATCGTTCATCCCGTCACGCCCTCTCCTCGATCCATCAGCACCTGAAGGCCGTCCGCGGTCAGCACCATCTCGCTGCCCACCTGGCCACATCGGCACGCCGGAACGGCGGCGATCAGCCGGACAACCTCCAGTGCGTGGAACAGGTCCTGTTTGACCGCTGGAATCTCTCCTCCGGCATGCCAGGCATAGCCCATGGGATGGCCCCCATAGCCTGGGTAGTAGTCCACGGCGTGTGCTGCGACGTCACGCAGTGCGTCGACCATGGCGTCGGTCAGCGGGATCACTTCGACCCCTTCGGGTCGTCCTTCGCCGCCTTGTTCAGGGCCTTCTCAACGGTCTCGGTGCCGTCCGCCTTGCCGACGACCAGGTCCGTCGCCTTGTCGGCCAGCTTCTCGGCGGCCCTCTTGAAGATGCCCATCACGCCACCTCATCGGGCTTGCTGTGTCGGCCCGGAAGAACGTCGTCGGCCGTCGTCATGCCCGCGATCTCCGCGATCCAGTCTCCGAGCGGCAGGTCGATCAATGCGGCGCTACCGTCGTGATGCAGCCACTCGATGGCATCCATCGCGGCCACGACCACACCCAGCAATCGTGCCGTCTCGCCGACCGTCGTGCCATGTCGTTCTGCGGCGTCGGCGTACTGCTGCTGGGCGAGTGCGATCCGCTGGAACAAGGCTCCGAGGGGTCCGGGGATGGACTGGGCGGTGTCCTGGAACCGCGAGAACCGGTCGCCGAACGACTCGGCGGCATGCTTGGCGGCGGTCATCGCTGAACCCCGCTCAGGTCACGGGCCAGCTTCTTCGCCAACACCACGGGGTTGGACCAGCGCCACTGCTCAGCGCCGGGCATGCCATGCTGTCGCCCGTCGGCTTCGGCTCGCGCAATCGCCCTGAGCAACTCCCCGATCGGGCCTGGGACCGCCGCCGCGCGTAGCTCAAACGGCGATTGCCGCGCGAGTTCCACAACGGGTGCCGTAGAATCCTGTACTGACATGGAGATCTCCTCTCTCAGTTGGTTCTCCATGGGGCGGGTCGGTCGGGTGGGATCCGACGGCCCGCCACTTACGTAGTGGGCGCAAAGTCAGTCACGCCGCACCCGCAACGGCCGGCGCAAGGAATCGTTTGATCTCCAGAGTTGGGACGATGAAGTGCTTCCCCGCCTTGCGCGCTCCGAGATTGCCGGAGTGGATCAGCGTTAACGTCGCGTCGTAGGTCAGCCCCAGTAGCCACGCCGCTTCTCCGACTCGGTAGCCCTGCCTAACGCGCTGGGACTCCTCGGAGACGGGTTTGACCTTGGATGCGGCGCTCATGCCGCAGCCTTCGCGCGCTTCGGGCCTTTGCCATTGGTGCGTCGCGGAGGACCGACGGTCTCGCGCTTGGGCTCGACTTTTTCGGGCTCAGCCTTCTCGTCCTCGTCATCGCCGGCCTTGAGTACCCCGGGCCTGACGTTGAGCGCCCTGGCGATCAGCACGATGCGGTAGTCCGCGACCTGATCTCTGCCGTGGACTGCCTCAGAGAGAGTGCGGCGGGGAATGCCGGTCCGATCGGCGAGTAGTTGGACGCCGTTCGGGGGCCGTTCGCCGCGGTCTCGCGCGGCCGACAGTCCGAACTCGATATCGATGAGCTTGAGCGTCATCGCTCGGTCCAAGCGGGGCATGGCCACAGTCTGTCTTACTCTGTCCATCCATGTCAAGGCAGGCTCGGGTAGAGTCGCCGCCTTCGGCCCGGTCACTGCTTGACTATCTGTCGGACTCTGTCCTAGTCTGCTTGTCATGCGAACGTTAGCGGGGGCATATCGCAGGTCACTACGTATCCAACGGTCTAGACGACGGCCCTACTGCGGCCTGCCTGGCTCTGCCAGACTCTGCTCTATGCCTTCTCGTAACCTCCGTACTGCGCACTACTCAGACGAGGCCCGACGGGAACTCGGCGACGCAATCGCCGCCGCACGACGTGCCGCTGGGTTCAGATGGCGCACGGACTTCGCGAGGGCTCATGCCGAGGTCAGCGTGAGTAGCCTGAAGCTTGTCGAGCAGGCCAAGCCCGTGGTGGGGATAACGGCCTTGCAGGCCATCGGCCGCGCGCTGGGGAAACACTTCCCCGACTGGACACAGGACACCCCGCGCGCCATCCTCGAGGGAGCGGCGCCACCGGCGGTCAAACCGGCGGCCGACCCGCGCATCTCACCGGTCCTCACCAGCCACCCCGACGACCCTCTGTTTTGGAAGGGGTTGGCTGATGAGGTACCGAAGGACAAGTTCGATGAGCTGTGGAAGATTTATCTCGACCATCGGAAATTACGTGAGGAACTTAGTCGGGCGGACCGTGCCGGACGGCTGGGGATCTTGGATCACTCCACATCGGACACAGACGGAGAGTAGGTCCCGAGGACCATTCGGATGAACATCATAACGCCAACATAACTTGCAGTAACCATTTCTCATGATCAGACGACACGCCCCGTATCCATGGGAGGCCCGGACCCCGCAGCCCACATGTCTCAGATTGGACCGCGTCCATGTATCGGCAGCACGGCGAATTCCCGATTCCCGAATCGACGTCAGCATCCCTCGCGATCGTGGTGGCGGGCAGCCTCGCCGGTGCCATGGCTCCCTGGGAGCTGGTCCGGCACGTGGGGTGGGCGGTCGTCGCGATCGGGTTGGCGTCTCTGATCGTCGGGCTGGCACGGGTGCTGTGGCTGACGATGGCCGAGAACCGAGTTCAGTTCATGTCCAGAGTGGCGCGCGAAATGATCGAAAGCCTCACGGTGGATGACCTCGACCACTACCCGGAAAGGATCAACGAGGAGGAGAAGACATGACGCTGTTTCGATCACCCGCTTGGGTGTTCTCGAGAATGATGTTGCTCGTTTTCCCGATGGTTGCCTTTGGTGACGTGTTCGCCGATGACGAGTACCTGGATCACCTCGCGCAGTACGGCCCTTTCCCGTGGGATGCCGTCGGGACGGTGCTGGACGACTGGCGGCAGGGCATCGACGAGGCCCGCATTGAGCCGCTCGCCGTTGACGATGCCTCCACCAGCCTCCGGGCACGGGGACGGGAGTGATGGCCCGACCACCGCTCCCGATCGGGGCGCACGGCAATCTCAAGGTCAAGGAGATCACCCTCAAGAACGGCCAGAAGGTGCACGAGGCGCGATGTCGGTTCCGCGCCGCCGACGGGACGCTGCGTCGGCTGAAGCGCTCCCGCAAGACCAAGACGGCGGCCGAGAACGCACTGAAGGAGTCCGTCGTCGCGTTGACCGAGGAGACCCGCAGCGGCGACGTCAAACCGGTCACCCGTCTGAAGCAGGTTGCGGAGAGGTGGTTCTCCGAGGAGGTCATGCTCGCGGTCACCGAGGGCCGCAAGCAACCCAAAACAGCCGACATCTACCGGTCCTACCTCGACGTGCACATCCTGCCGGCCATGGGGGAGCTGCGAATGCAGCAGGTGGACACGGTCGCGTGTGAAGCCCTGATGTCCGCCAAACGCCGGGACGGGGCGCGCGATGACAAGCTGGCCGGCATCCGCAACGTGCTGTCCTCGGTGTGCGGGTACGCGGTGAGGCATGGGGCACTCAAGACGAACCCTGTCCGCGAGTTGTCGCGACTGCAGCGGGTCGAGCGCAAAGAGGTCCGGGCGCTCACCGCGGACGAGCGCACCCGGATGTTCGCCTGGTTGGACGAGGACGAGAAGGCGCTGGACCTGGACCTGGGCCCCGTGCTCCGTGGCCTGCTGGCGACGGGCGTGCGGATCTCCGAGCTGCTGGGGTGCTGCGGGGACGACGTTCTGCTTGACGACCCCAGCAGGCCACGGCTGGTGGTGGAGCATCGCACCGGCCGCGTCAAGGGCAGCGGCGTTACTCGCCGGCGGATCGCTGGTGGGAAGAGCGCGGTGCCTAAGCGCCCAATCCCCGCCTGGTCGGTGCCGCTGTTCCGGGAACGCAAACTCGCCTCGGGCGGGGTTGGTCCGCTGTTTCCGGACAAGTTCGGGGACTGGCGCTCGAACGACTCGGTCAGTTCTCCGCTGCGCAAGGCCCTGGACCGGGCCGGGTTCGACTGGGTGACGTCACACGTGATGCGCAAGACCGTCGCCGCGCTGATGAAGGAAGCCGGCATCCCGGTCAGGGACATCGCGGACTGGCTGGGTCAGCGGTCGACGGCGGTGACGGAGCGGCATTACCTGGAGGACACGGTGAACGAGCGGAACGTGCGAGCGCTGGAGGGGATGATGTGATCACAGAACTTACGGACAACGGCTGGACGTACAGGATGGCCGACCCCACCGACTTGTGGTCGCGCTGGACCATCACCACACCCGACGGGCGTGTCCTCGACGAGACAGGCCGGGGGATCCCCGAGTGTCGTCGGATCGCCTTCGAGGCCAGTCGCACCGAATCGGCCGTGACCTACACGATCGCAAGCGGTCCGGGCCGCGCTCAGCAGACCCGCCGACACACCGACTAGGGACATCCATGAGCAGTTCCGGCTTCCCCCTTGCGCATTGTCGTATGATACGACATACTTGGTTCATGACCGCGAGCCTGATCCTCCACCGGACCACCGTCTGGGACCACGAGCGGGGCTCCAAGGTTCAATCGTTCGAGCGAGCCGAGGACGCTGTCGACCTGATGATGGAACTGGCCTACTGACCGACTGGCCGCCCCTTCGGGGGCGGCCACCGTTCCCGAACGGAGAACGCCGTGTCTGAACTTGCGATTGCTCTCGAAGACCTAGCAGCCGGCAACACGCTGACCGCCGAGCAAATCGACTTGGTGCGTGTCTATCTGGACTACCTGGCCGGCCTGTGATTGCCCGCGAGCTGTGGACCACTGAACAGGCACGGGACTACCTGGGCCTGAAGACCATCAGGTCGGCGTCCCGGACCCTGATCCGGATGGGTATCACGGCCGTATCCCGGGAGCCTGGTAGGTCGGGAATGAACCTGTACGACGCGAAGGAGATCCGGCGCGAACACGGTAAACGCCCACGCGCTGGAGCCCGGACCGATCCACGAGAGAAGATCTGAGTGATGTACGAACTTGAGTTTCAGTTGACCGAGCAGCACGTGACGCTGCTGCGCAATGCGTACGTGAATTGGGACGACTGCGAGTTCGGCGCGCCGGCCATCAACTGCAAGCGTTGCTGGAATCTCCGGAACACCCCCGCCGGCGGTGCCCGATGAGCCCCCGCAGGCCGTACAAGGTCGCGTACCACTACCCCGGCACCCGCATGTGCGACCCGGTGACCGGTGCGATCTGGATCGACACCGAGCGCCCGATCGACGGCAAGGCGTCGAGCCACGAGCGGGCCAAGGTTGAGCGCTTCGCCCGCGACGTCAGCCGCCGTGGCGGCCGCGCCGTGGTGACCTACGTCGACCCGGACACCGGCGCCGTGACCCACATCCTCACCCTGGCGGAGTTCGAGACCGCGCTCGCCGAGATGGCAGCCGAGGTGAACGAGTGATGGCCGCTGAATGGGAAGTGCGGATCACCGTGCTATGCAACGGCCGCGAGGTCGCCACGAGCGATGCGCTGGGCGAAGACCCAGTCAGCGCCGTACATGGCGCGACCAGTGACCTCGAGCGGTGGGCTCTGGACCATGAGGCGGGTCCGTGATGACCCCTCTGCTCTCCGGTCCGGCCTACACCTACTCAGCCACGGTGCTCACAGTGCACGACGGCGACACGTTCACCGCGGATGTCGACCTGGGCTTCCAGGTGCACGTGGTGACGTCGATCCGACTGCTGGGCTGCAACGCGATCGAGCTGGCCCGCCCAGGCGGCAAGGAGTCCCGAGACAACCTGGCGGGCCTGCTCCTTGGCAAGTCGATCTACCTGCGGACAGTGAAGGTCGACAAGTTCGGCGGCCGGTATGACGCACAAGTCACCCTTCCGGGTGATATTGACCTGGTGACCCACCTGATCTTGGAGGGTTGGGCGGCTCGATACGACGGCCGGGGACCGAAGCTTGTGGTCCCGTGGCCGAGGCAAACGACGGAACCGCGCAAGGAGTGGTGAAGAGATGCACCCGGAGTGGATAGCTTACGACCCCAGCATCCTGGACAGACTGAAGAACCGCGAGCAGTTCAACGGCTCAAAGCCCGCATGGGGTGAGTCGTTGGACGACTTCAACAGCAAGCAGGGCATCCCCGTCCCGATGGTCGGAGACGTGTTGCAGCTCCGCATGGGGCGCCGCGTGGTGGAAGAGCGACGCCTTGAGCAGCCGGAGCGCGACGACGACGGCAACCGGGTCACGGGTTGGTACTGGACGATCATGGTGCGGGGATGACCACCGAGGAGATCCTCGCCAACACCTTCTGCTCCATCGTCCTGAGCCTGGAGAAAGCTCAGCGACTGGGCTACGTCCGCGCCTCCGACGAGTGGATGGACAACGGGGAGCCACTACCTGATCTGTTGCAGGATGCCGCGCACGTGTTGGTGAGGCACGGACTCCTGCCCAAGTTTGAGGAGTACATGTGAGAACCGCTGAATTGCGTGAGATGTGGGCCGCGAAAATCGCCCGCCACAAGGCCGAGGACAGCCAGCGACAGAGTAGGACTCACGAGGAGATATCGAGGTCCATGGCGATTCAGGAGGAGATGCAGCGGAGTCTCCGAGCCGCGACTCCGACCGACTATGGCCGCTGGCTCGCCGGGTACTTCGCGAAAGGTCGCCAACCGACGCACTTCTACGACTACATGATGCCTAGTAGGTGGTTCGTCGCCACGCGGGATGTCGACATCAAACCGCTTTACGGGCAGTTCTCGATCAACATCATCGTCCCGGCGGGCATCTCGCTCACTGGCGTAACCGGTCACAGCGCCGTGTACTATATGGACGGCTTCGTCAGTCGAGGATTCCATGACCAACCGGCGATCGTGCCGATCTACTCGGATACCACCGTCGAGGAAGCCCAGTGACCGAGCCGACGTTCGAGCCAGACTTCCAAGTCGTCCGGGACGAGGTTGACGAGGAAGGCAACCGGACGATCCACGAGGTCCGCCTGCGCGGCACCTCGGCGAACCTGTCCGGCGACACGCTCCGGGCCTACCTACAGGTGTCTGGGCAGTCACGACAGGCTTGGCTGTCTGGTTGGCTAGCGGCGCTCCAAGAGGTTGATACCTGGGCCCAGGGATCGGCGGACCAGGCGGTCGACCACGGAGATGACGCGGGCGAGCGCGCGTATCAATGGTGCTCAACGTTCGCCCTGACGCGAATGTGGATCCTGTCACGGCTCGAAGGCCCGCAGCTGTGATCCCCCCGGAACCGCCGATCGGCTGCGAGGTCATCGACAAGCACGGTGTCCGATGGGAGCACGTCGAGGGCACCTACGGGCGTGACTACTGGATGCGCTCGGACTCCGTGCCCGATGGCGAACCGGAGTCCTGGGTACGGGTTAACGAGTTCGGGCCGTTGCGGTTGGTGTGGATCACAGCCGACCTTCGAACCGGTGAGATCAAGGAAGACCTCCAGGACATAGGTCCACTCTGCACATGCCCTCCAGTCCAGCCCCACGGCTCAAACCCGGTGCCGCCGACCACCAACCCTGACTGCTGGGTCCACGGAGCCACGCTGTGACAGCCTGGGACTTCGACGTCGCCGTGTCAACCTATGCCCTCGTCAAGGCCGGCGTCGGTATAGCGGACTGGCGCCGGGTAACGGTCGCCTCAGGCAGCTACCTGGACGCCAGTCTGACCGCTTTGCAGATGGCCTGCGTTGACGGGGCCATTCCCACCGACATTCTGTGGAGGTACTGATGACCACGCCCCTGTCCGCGTGGCTGCTTGAGCAGATCGCCGAGGATGAGAAGTACGCGCGGGGTGAGGCGCTGGAGAGTCCCCCGTGGGCTTGGGCGCTTCACGCGCTCACATGGTGTGAGGCCAAGCGGCGCCTAGTAGGGCTGCACACAGACGAAGAAGAGCACGACTGCCCGACCGAGGACGGCGGATCGGTGTACTTCAACTATCTCAAAGGCTGGGCCGAGGAAGCCGACAATCCGCAGGTTTGCCCGACGCTCAGGCTTATTGCTCTGCCCTACGCAGACCGTCCGGGCTACCGCGAGGAGTGGAAGCCATGACCGACCTCGGCTATGTCATGCCAGAGGAAGCGGGCCTCAGCCAGCGCTACGGCGTGTGGGTCGGTGGACTCGGCGACGACCCGATCGGGTCGGCCGGGTGGATCGCCTGCACCCACGACCGCCCACGGGCACTCGCGGCGATCGACGCGGAGGTTCGGGAGGTGTGGGGCAGTCCGGTCCTCGACTACATCGGCATCCGCGAGGAGTGGTGGCGGCTGGTCACCAACTGTGGATGCGGCGACACTTGCCCGCACGAGGCGGATACCGACGGCTTCGTTGAGTGCGACGACTGCGACCTGTACGGCCTTCCGCCGTGCGTGATGGACGAGCTGACGTGGATCGGCGACAAGTGCGGCGCCGATGTGCCGGGCGCTGTTCCGGTGACGGTCGTGAGGGAGGTGGTGACGTGACTGATGTCGGGCGTCCACCATCGCTAATCGAGTGGTCTCACCCTCGGCTCGGTCGCATCAGTGAGGTCGTCTGTGGCAGGCACGAGCAGGACGTCCTGCTCGCGCTCCAGACCCTTGGCATCGGATGCGGCGGAGTGGCCGCGCCCGGGAGAGCGTGCCATCGTGCGCTCATCACGGCTCCCGTGTCGCCGCGTGGCTCGCCGACGTGGCAGAGCCGATCGCAGAGTCAGAATGAATCTGGCCCGTAAGTGGACCTTTGATCATGTAGAGGACCAGGTACGAGCAGGTCAAACCCCAGCTCAACGTTTAACTGTTCGCTATACGCAGGACGTCCCCGTTGGTACCGGTTGGTCCTCTGGCCTGCTCGAACAGTCCCGGATAGTCCTTGTTGGTACCGGTTGGCACCGGTTGAAAGTGGCCCGTAAGTGGACCTCTGATCTTGGGCGGGATCGCAGCTTGCATAGTGGGACTTGCACCACAGTGCACGGTGCACTATAGTCAGTCCATGGTCGACGACAGAGAGATCAAGCGAGAAGTCATCAACATGCTCGCGGGCTACGACACGCACTACGACGTGGACGACATCGTCCGGGAGCTGGTGGACACCTACAAACTCATCGGCGATGCCCCTGAAGTGACCTTCGACGAGATCGACCGGGACGACTTCTGGGTGATCGTGGCCCGGCACGACCTCGGCGAAGGTCCGCGTGGCTGAGCGCTGGACCGCAGCACAGGCCGGGGCGCACTGCACTACTCCTCGTTCGCCGGACGGCGTGAGCGGCAGGGTCTACCGCAACTACGTCCGCGACCTGGGAGCGCCCGACGCGGTAGGCAGGGACCTCTACACCGGGCACAAGCTCTACGACCCGGAAGCGGTCATGGAGTGGCACGCACGACGTCCGGGGCAGGGGTTTCGGACGGATCTGACAGGAGCGCAGACATGACAGAAAGGTCATCCGACATGGCCCGCCGCTACAACGCTTTGAGCTGGCCGACGTACCTCGGCGCGTTCATCTCCCTCGTCGTCGTGGCGGCGATTGTGTGGTGGGTAGCGTGAGCGAGCAGGTCATGATTCCGGATGATGTGATCCACGAGGCATGGTCCGAGTATCGATACCCGCTCGATGCCGTAGCCGGACCGGATCTGAACTCCCGATTCACGCGCGCCATGCGGGTACTGCACCAATGGGAACGGGATCGGCGGCCGACCCGCGAGGAAGTCTGGGACGTGATCTCCCGTGTCCGGGATGCCGCCCCGCGTCGGCCGGACGATGCGTCGACCGACGACATCATTGATGCCCTCGTAGCCGCCAACCTTCTTCAACTCGCGGAAGTGTGACATGAGCCGCGAAGACCTCCCTGAGCAGCGCGTTGCCGTAACCGTGTTCGCCACGGTGCGCGCGATCGACGAGTTGGACGGTGCCAACGTCGCCGCCTATGCAATCCGGGACGCCCTCCGGCAGGCATCCAACGTCTCCGGACATCTGATCGTTCGCCACGTCACCGGAGAGATCCCTGTCCGGTGGGGAGTGGTGATGGATACCGGAACTGCCGTCGGTCGCGGCTACCTCCGGGTGCGCCCGACCTCGAAGGCCTTCGCCGAAGGTCCCGCAATGGACAAGGAGACGTCGTGAGCATCTTGGGACCCATCGATGACAGCGACTATCGGCGTTGGCAGCGGCACAGCCTCACCGCGCTAGCCAACGTGCTGGATCTGGGGATCTTGCTCAAGCTGCCCCCCTTGTCCTGGCGGCTGCCGCGCATAGGCGCACTGGTGGGCGAAGTAGTGGGCATTGACCATCCGCGCGATGCGTTCGAGACATGGCACCTGGCGCTGGTGGGGACGATGTGGGTGTCGCCGCGCATCCTCCCGGATCGCTCCGATGACACGCACAGGACTGAGCGGACCGCCGACGGTCGGACCCAGCTCTACGCCGCGTTCACAGTCCGCATGCCCGACAAAGACGTTGACCTCGCTCTGATGGCCGAGTGGTACTCCGAGGACTTGGCAGGTGCACGATGATTGCCGTGTTTGTGTTGGCCGTTGCCATAGTGCTGGCTGCGGTGGTGTTGCCGAGTGAGCCTGCCGGCCGGCATCGCTCCCCTCGGGTCCGTCGCCTGCGACGGTTGGACAGCTACTCGCTGGACGACGAGTCCGCGTGGGAGATGGTGCGGGCCGATGACGGATCACCGTGGATCATGGTGCGGATTGGGGACAAGGCCCGGATGGTATCCGTGTGAGCGGGTACCTCAACGCCGTCCCCACCACGGGCGACATCGCCGCGTGGCTCCTCGCCGAGTACCAGCTGCCATCGCTTCGGGCGGACGCATGGGCACGCTTCCTTCAGGGCCTCACTTGGCGGTGGATACGGACCGTGGTGCAGATCACCGTCAACAGTCACCAGGAGCACCCTAAAGCCGTGCTGGAGGCGGCTGCCCGAGCGAGCACCAGCAGGTCGTTCAGAGCAGCGGCGAAGCGGCATCTACAGGAGCAGGAGCCGATATGAGCACCGACATAGCGATCGTGATCTTCGCGAGCGACCGGGACTACCGACAGGCCGGGTTCGGGCCGGGCGCGTTCGGCGGCCAGGTTGGCAAGGAGATCCAGGTCGGCACCGCGGTGGGGACCCTGGTCTCCGCGACGATCTCGCCGGATGGATCTTCGGCCGTGCTCCAGCTACGGATGGACGACGCCGTCGCCGAGGAGTGGATGCGACCTCGCCTCACGGGCCGAGTAGATGAGCACGCACCAATCGAGCACCCCCCGGGGCCTGCGAGTCTGGGCGTCGGCATCATCGCCGCGCTGGAGGACCCCACCAGTCGGCCGATGACGTTAGCGGAGATGTTCGGCTATGACCTGACGCGATTCAACGCCGAGGAACTCACCCGGATCGAGGCCCTATTGGAGCGCGATCTAGGCGAGTCACGATCCGAACGCACCGAGCGATGAGTAGTCGAGTCCCAACCAAGGAGCCCCGACTATGCCTACTCTGTCACCCCGCCTGTTCATCGGCCTCATCGGCGTCGCACTCGTCGTGACCGGTCTGGTATTGCTCTCCAACGAAGTGTCCGTCGACTACGACGGTGGGATCATCGGCCACAGCGACACCGCGTGCGGCACAGCACTCGAACCTGTCAGCAACTACTACGGCAAGCTTGCCGTCGACTGCGCCACCGCCATCACGACCCGACAGACGTGGTCCTGGGTGATCCTCGCCATTGGCGCTGTCGTCACGCTCGGAGCAGCAGCCGTGCGTTCGGCCAAGCCTGCAGCGCAGCCGTGAGACACCGGAGTAGGCCAGCCTGACATGATCACCAAATCTCCGGATCGTCACCGCCAGATACTCTCCCCCGACCTAGCGGTGGCGGTCCGGGCCAACCTTTCGCAACACGCCAGGTCCGCGCGGCGGCCCTGTCACCGCCCATGTGGGACGGGCCTGGCAACCGGTGCCGACGGACGGCAGGGGATCGAGTCGGTCGTCCGTCGGCACCCCTAAAGGAGGGCATCATGAGCGAGCCCAGAGCACGCCGCGCGCAGAACCAGTTGAGTGTTAGCCTCGAGGCGCAAGGGCGACCAACCGGCCCCGTGCTGGCGCACCTGATGCAGTTCGGGCAGTGGGCGCTCGAGGAAGCCAGCTTCGACCTCCTCGCAGGCAACGTCACACCCCAAACTCTTCGGGAACTGGCCGACGGCCTCGAGCAACTGGGTTGCATGATCCGCGCATACACCCTCAGCGACGACGACCAGGCGTAGCAAAGAGCCCTCACCTACTCACGCGGCAGGCAGGGTGCACACGCGAGCAGGTGAGGGCCGGTTGCCCGCCCCGCTGGCGCTGAGGGACGGGCGGCTAGGAGACTACGGTGAGGTCAGCGCCAGATGCCCAGGACGAAGTGACCGAAGAGCCACACGAGCAGCACGCCCAGGATGCCGGCGATGAGGAAGTGCACCGCGCCCCAGTTGACGATGGACTGCCCAGGGATGAAGCCCTGCATGCGCCAGATCTGGGCGCTGAGCGTGTTCTCCGGGTGGCCGGACAGCAGCGCGTACAGCTCAGGCCCGAAGAACGCGACCGGGAACGTGAAGACGAACCACGCCAGCCAGTACCAGGACCAGGCGTTCCAGCCGGGGTTGGCGGACACTACTCGGCCGGCTTCGGCGGGGTGAGGTAGCTGGCGCCAAACATGATCAGCAGAGTGATCGCCGCCGCGACCTCGTCCGGCATGTCGACGTGGAACCGGCCCAGCGCCCACACCAGAACGATGGACAGCGCGCCGGTGACACCTGCGGTGCCGACCTTGCGGGTCGGGGTCCAGTCAGTGCTCATGTCTTCGTCCTCCTGGTGATGGCCAGCTGGCGTTCGCGCCTGCGGGGTTCTCGTTGATGGGTCCCTGCTTACCTGTCCCCGCGTCACTGCATGACGTCGGCGAGTCGCACCCCCGGCATGAGGCAATCCAGATCCACCGGGCCCGTGATGCCGGGGACGGTGGCCTTGTTCCAGTATTGGTGGATGAGCGCCGGGTGGTCGGCGCTGCCCCGATACGGTGTTTGACCGGCCCACTCCTCAGCCAAGCCCGGATCGCCGTTGGGGTTCTTAGGGTTGGAGAACGAGCCGGACCAGTGCGCCGGCCACAGCGACACTCCCGGCGGGAGATTCGCGAGGCCGCCGTACTTGCCGGTGTAGAACGACCCAGACGTGTACCAGAGCACCCGCGCCCCGGCGGTCAGGTCCATCCACGCCGCGAACAGGTCCCGCACCCAAACCGCGAGGTCGACACCAGGCGGTGTGGCGTCGATCGGTTCGATGTCCAGCGCGGGCAGTAGGCGGCCGATGCCCAGAAGATCCAGTTCGGCGAGCCGGTTCACGCACAGCGCGGCCTCTCGCTCGGCGGTGTTCCGGCCGTAGTTGACTCGCTGGTAGCCGCCTGGGATGACACCTCGCAGCAGGCAGCCCTGCAGGTTGGCGTCGGCCTGCCAGTCCACGTTGCCGGTCGGCCAGTCCGTGATCCCGACCATCGCGAACGCGAACCGGTCCGGTATCAGAGTCCAGTCGATCCGATCCTGATGCCGAGAGACATCCAGGCCACGCAACAGTTCCGTCACGGCTCCCCCATCACCGGTTGGCGAAGTAGATGCCAGCGATGACGATTAAGAGCATGGCCGCGGTGGCGAGAGCGGCCCATGTGGAGTGGGTACCACCGCTTCTGCCGTCGCTCTTATCGAGGCGGGTCGTCAAGGCGCTGATCTCTTTGGCTCCCGCCAAGGCGAGAGCGTCGATCTTCTCGGCGAGTTGCGCGAACCGGGCTTCGGCCTCAATCCTTGGCATGGTCTGCGCGAGAATCTCCGTCTGCTGTGCCCGGAATTCGTTCACCGAGTCCAGCCGCTTTTCGCTGGCCACCTCAGCTTTGCCGACCGCCTTCTCCGCGGCGGCCAGTGCGGCGGCGACCGCTTTCTCCTGCGCCGCGAGCGCGGTCATGGTGGCCCGGTCCATATCGGTGAATCGTTGCCCGCTCTGCTTCTGAACGGCGTCAATCTCGCCCTTGACGTGGTCGAACTTGGTGTCCACCAACACCCTGAGGCTCTCCAGGGTCCAGCCTGTGGGGTTGGGCTCAGTCATCGGGGACCCGATCGCCGCTCACGCCTCATGGCCAGGTGGTAGCGCTCGAACACGACCACCCGCCACACCACCGCCGACGCCAGAAGTGTGAACAGCACCATGCGGGTAAGCCCTCGGGCTGGCATCGACGGCCACACCCACACCAGCAGAGAGAAGATACCCAGCAGGCCGAGCGAGGCCGACATTGACATCAGGTGCCGGCCGAAATCATTCTTCCACCACCGGTTCGTCATCCAGTATCTGACGATGAACACGACGCAGCCGAGGGAGAGGATGGCTCGCAAGGCCACCTCGTATACCCAGCCCAAAGGGAACTGCGCTTCCCAAAAGCTCACGTAGGTCTCCGGCGACTCTGCTGCATGGCCTGCACCAATCTCTTCGCGAAGTCATTCTCCGACAACTGCGCCTCAAGGCGTTGGAGGAGCGGCTCCCGATCGCGTCCCTGCTGGCGGACTTCCGCGCTGTCCTGCCGAGCCTTGTGCAGCTCGGACCTCAGGTCCTTGATCCTCTTTCGTCGAATCATTCGTTTCCCCGATGGAAAGGCGGCTGATTCGGACCGAGGTCCAGGGTCCGTGGCAACTGCGAAAAGAAGCGGTCCTGGATCTGCGCTGTAATCTCCAGCCGATCCTTCTGCCGCCGAAGTTCCTCGATCGTCTCCTGTCGCGCCTCGGCCAGAGCCTCGGCCACGGTAGCCCGGTTCAGCAGATACTTGATGAAGAACCCGAACGGGGTGCCGACAGCTGCAACCACGCCCAGGATCAACGCAATTACCGCTCCGGGGTCCATGCCTCAGCTCCTGGGGTTCGACCGTAGGCGGGAGGGCTGTGTCTCCCGGCATGAGATGCGGGCCTACAGCCCGGTTCCGCCGCGGGTCATCGCCCGATCGAGCGCCGCGCGGATGCCCTCGTCGACTGCGGCCGACAGTTCGCCCTTGGTGGCACCGCCGATGCCGCGCGCGGCCAGTCCAGCCACGATGTCGACGGACAGTGCCTTCAGCGCCGCCTCGTCGAGTTGGAGACTCGGCGCCGCCCCGATCAGCTTCCGGTTCACCCAGACGGCGTCGTAGAGAGTCTCGCCACCGGGCGCCGCCTTGCTGTCGAAGAGGGCCTGGTAGATCTTCGAAAGCCACATCCGCTCGTCGGCCTGCATGTCTACTTCCTCCACTGGTTGTCCGGATGCGATCCGGGGGATGATCAGGCTGCGCATCTGGGTGATGCGGGGGGCGCCAGGGCAGGTCTTGCCCACTGCGGTCGTCCACGGGTTGATACCCATGTTCGTCCGGGTGTTGACGCCCCACATCGAGTGCCAGCCCAACCCCGCGCCATCCCAGCGGTCAGCCTGCCGGCGCGGAATCGGGTGGACAGTGCACAGCCAATCGTTGAGCCGCAGGATTGTCGCCACCTGCGGGTTGGTCCAGGGACTGTCGCCGGGGTGGCCTTCGTCCTCGGTTTCGTAGGACACGGCGAAGTTGTTGGCCTTGTAGTTGGCCTCCGCGACAACGTTGGTGTCCATGTACTGGGTGAGCGCACCGTCGAGGTGCACGAAGAAATGCGATTCGAGCCCGGATTGGGCAAACCACCCGAACAGGTCGGTAGGACCAGGCGCATCGACCGCTGTGTGCGCGATCGACAGCCGAGGAGTCATGCGCGCCTGCTTGGCGTTGGCCGGAAGGGGTTCCCAGTGAGCGAAGGGGCAGCGCGCCATGGTGTCTCCTCGTTTGCCTTAGGTTAAGGGCCGACCCACACCAGCGATATCGTCGTTGAATTCGACACGCCGATAAGATCTAGCGTTCCGCCGGAGTCCTGGTAGGCGAAGGCAGCGACCACCTTGTTCGCAGCGAATCGTTCGATAGCCACACATGATACCGCGCTCTCCAGGGAACCGGAGGGTAGCACGCCTTGCTGACCTAGCAGGTCGCTGCAGGTTCCGCCGGAAACGGTCGCTGGATCCGCGATTATCAACTCGCGCTTTCCGGTTCCGTTGGCAACCCACCGGCATTGAGCCTTGATAATCCACAGCCCGGCCCGCAATAGGGTGAACTGGTTGCTCGTGGAGTCGAAGCTGATGTCGCCGCTACGTGAGATCGTCTGGGTCCACACGATCTTCGTAAATGAGCCGCTCGCGGTCCCGGTCTGGTTGGCGGTTCTGCTGAGCTTCGCCTGCGCGCTGGTGTACATCCTGTCGTCGGTGATCTGACCGGATGTGATGACCGTGTCTGTGGCGGGAATGTCTACGATGCCGATGCTGGTTTCCCACAGGGACGTGGTCTGGGTGAGCGAAGGTGCCACGGGTGATGCCGCCGCATCTCCGGTGAGAACGTCGAATTCTATCCGGTTGTTAGTGAAGTCTCCCCGGACGATGATGCGGTCTTTCCGGGCGAGTGTCGCGTGAGCCGCCGCGATCGGCAGGGTCTTGATGGACGAATTCTCTCCATAGTGACCTCGAACCCAGCATTCTCCCGTGTCTACCGTTACGGTCATGCCCGTGCCAGCCGCCGAAGGGCTGCATTCGTTCTGGAAGCCCCGGATGATACCGGATTGCGAACCCAGCATGTGGCGCATGAACTTCCGCCACGTGTCCTCGGTGACAGAAGACCCAGCGCCCGAATCAAAAGGGGCGTAGGTATCGAGCGAGGTTGCCATGATTCTCCCGTCACACCGTCTGTCCGGCGATCACGTTCCACAGGGCGTCGATTGTCGCCAGGATATCTTCGTCGGTCGCGGCAGTGTCGGCGATGTTCGGATCTGCTGCGACCGCCCAGGCGAAGGTGTCGATCCATTCCGATGTGCCGGCGCCGAGCATGATGTTCCGGGCGAGTGTCAACCGAAGCTTGTCGACCTCGGTCGGGTTTTCCATGGCTAGCGTCTGCGTCGAGATGAAGTTCGATTTGTAGGCGATCCCAGCAGCCACTCGAGATTTGAAGGCCGTATCCCCTGCGATCGTAGCTACGTCAGCCAAGACAGTTGCCATGGCGGATCACCGCCTCTCGAGGTTGATTACCCGATCGCGGAGTTCCCTGACAGTCCCCCAGATTTGCAGTCCGCCGTCCTGTGTGCCCTCGGGCCCAACCGCTGGCGTAATCACGAATCCGTTCTCATCGCCCTTCAGTTTGACACGGCGGATCAGATCCTGGACAACGTCCGTCGAGCCGGGGTTGTCCAGTTCTACGGATACCTTCGTACCAAGGTCGTAGTCGGTTCCGTAGGTAGCCTGCGGGGTGTCGATGAGGGTTGCGGTGAGGATATTCTTCGCGGCTTTTCCAGAGAAGGCCTCGTCTGCCGCCTGTGACAGTTCTGATGCTGTCGACGTGTCTCGACGGTCGACAAATTCGCCTTCGATCCTCCCCCATCCAGCGATGGAAACGGCGTCCGACTTCTCAAAGAGAACACGCGCCGTGCCCTCTCCGCCACCGCCGACGTAGAAGTAGTTCGCTTCCGGCGCGCTCTCCTCGTATTCGAACTCTGCGAGGTTGCCGATGTCTCGGGAGAACCGCACTGTCGCGGTTCGGTCGATGGCAGCGAAGGTCTGGAACTCCAGGTTTGCGCCGGACTGAACCAGGTTGAACCCCGCATCTCCGGTTGTGGCCAGCTCCTGCAACATTGTGAGCAGAACCTGCCATCGGGCCCGCCCTGTCACCGTCGACCCGACGGCCGGATCGATTCCCAGTGTTACCTCGGGCCGCTTGCGCACCCCCGCGGCACCGGGGCCAAGATTCATGTTGACGTACTGTCGGAGAATCGTTGAAGCGATGCCGGTGCGGACGTCATAGCTCTGGATCGTGTACGGCGGCACTGACTCCGTTGGGCTGGGCGATGCCTGCCTGCGCCGAAGCCAGATGTTGTCGTCGCTGCCGGAAAGCTCGAGGACTTCCTGGCTGTTCTTCACGGCGTGGTGGGCTTTGGTCCATGGCCCGCTCATCCAGACCGAGTCGTCTCGGGTGATGATGATTCCCGCTCCCGGATCGCGCAGGATGCTCGCCATCGGGGATCGGCGATCGATGGTCAGCGTCCAACTGCCGATGTCATTCCAGCGCCGGATAGCTTCCAGGTCGGCGAAGTCATCGATCTCGCCTTGACGCTGGAGTAGCCCGTCGCGGGCGTAGACGTTCCAGGTGCTCACGGCGACAAGAACCTGCGCTTGTACGACAGCCGCAACCGCGACGTGAGCGGGACGGTGCCGGACATCTCCAGGCGGACCCGGTTAGCACCTCTGGCCAGCGGCCACAGAGCTGATCCGAAGTCCACAAATGACCACAGGTTCGTGCCATCGTCACGCTTCACTGTCTTGAATCCTGGCCGGGTGTCGATCTCGATGTACTGCCCCGTGGCGAGGGTCATCGTAGACAACAGTAGGTTTTTCCCGGTGGTGAGATTCCGCAGCGCTATCCCTGATCCGGGGCCGAAGACTGTCCACGTTGGCCAAGTCTCGACCGAGCCGTCATTGGTGATCGTGGTGTCGACGACGATCTCGCTGGCGGAGACGCGGATCGGGAAGAAGGGAAAGAACGTAGGCGAGCTGGTGACCTGATAGTCCCCCGGCGTGATGGTGGTGACGTCATACCAGTAGGGGTCGGCCGCATGAAACATGACCGGCACCAGTTGGTTGGCGGCGCCCGTGCCTTCGCCCAGGTGTTCTTCGACGTCGAGGCCGTCTGACACTCGGCAGGAGATCTCGCGCTGATCTCCGAGCGGCGAGGTGGCGCGAATCTTTCCCTCACCGCGCACCGGGTCCATCAGATCCACCATGGCGCGCATCTGGGTGCGGAGGTCCGCCTCGGACGAGCCTACGAACCAGAACGGGATCACCATGTTCCTGGGTCCGTGGCGAACGGAACGTATCCTGGTGCCAGGCTGACCTGCTACCACGTCCTCGCTGATCTCGGCTGGTGGCATGAAGCGCTTCGACACGGCGGCCATGCCCATTTCGGATTCCAGCGTGGTTTGCCCGCCGTCGACGTCGACCCATACAACGGTCTCGGTCATCGACGCTCCAAAGCTTCCATGCGCCGGAACTGCTCGCGCACATCCAGTCCACGGTCACTGACGTGCGCGTTGAGGATGAAGTTCTTCACCGGGCGATGGGACTTCAGCGCGTCCAGCAACTTGTCCTCGGCGGCGGCCGAGCGCACGTTCTCCGGCCGCCCGGTTCCGTTGAATACGGGGGTCCAGCCGGGCTGAAGCTGACCACCGTTGTCATACCCGCCTGGTCGGTTGAGGGCGGACAGTGACCCATACCGGTGGATGGCGTAGTTGAGTCCTGAGTAAATGTTCGCCAAGGGGTCAACGGACGTCCCGTACAGGAACGGCCCCGTTCCCGCGAACGGGCCAGCGTTGTGGGCGAAAGTCGGCCCGATAACTTGCATCAAGCCGACTGACGGAGTGCCTCGCTGCCAGTTGCTATCCCAGCGGTTCACCACGGTCGGATTACCGCCGGACTCTTGGTTCATGCGCCTTTGAACCACGGGCAGCCAATCCGCGGATTGGCCCAACATGGACAGGGCCTGCAGGATCTGCGGCGTCCACTGGGCGACACCACGTCCCGCAATGAAGCTCCCCGGCGAAATCGTCTGAGTCACCGCGGCGACGGGAGCGACGTAGACGGGGAGTTGCGCGGGGTGTGGCATCCCCATCACGCCGAGCGTGTTCACGTCGGAGACGTAGGCGGTCGCCAGGTTCGCATACGCGGCGAAGGCTTCGATCATGCCGCCCTTGGCGTAGCCGGGTAGCGCCGCGCCGTCCGAGCCGACGATCCGCAGCTTCTTCTGCCTGATCGCCTCCATGACTCCCGCGCCGTAGTAGGAGACCGCGTCGGCCGGCTGCATGTACTCGCCGTGTGACGCCCAGATGAGGTTGGCGTCGTCCCTCGGTCCGCCCATGCCGACCACGGGTCCACCGGACGCGAGCCGGCCGGCCGAGGCGATCCCACCGGAACCCAAGCTAGATGTGAAGACTTTGACGCCGTTGATCGTCTGCTGGGTGATCGCCTGGAGATCCGCCCCGGCGACAGCGGTGACGTTGTACTTGAAGTCCTTGGGAATGAGGCCCAATTGGGCCAGGAACAAGGCCGCTGCGTCAGTGCTCATGCCGAAAACGGATGCGGTTTGGCCCACAAGGGCGTTGAATCGGTCCTGAGTAGGCATGCCGCTGGCCTCGATGGCAGCCCACAGGGTCATGATCTGCCGCAGGTTCTCCTGGCCAGCCTTGGTGTTGATGTCCAGGGATCGGCTGGCCTGGTCTTGGGCGTCTCGCAGCGACTGCTGGGCGGCCGTGACGCGCTCCGCGCTGCGTTCCCGGTTGTACTCAGCGTCTTCCACGGCCTGGTGTGCGCGCCTTAGGCTGTAGGCCGCGTCTTCCACGGCTTGGTGTGAACGCTTCAGGCTGTAGTCGGCCTCTTCGACCTGCCGTTGCGCCTTCACCAGCGAACTCGACGCGGATGTCACCTGCTCGTGCGCACCAACCAGCGCCTCTTGGGCGGCTATCACGCCCTGGGCGCCTTCTACGCCGGCGGCATCGGCCTTGGCGACGTCGGCGCGCAGCTTCTGACCGGAGTGCAGCGCTTGGTTGAGCGAGTTCTGCGCGGACAGGACGTCGAGAGCGGCCCGGATCTGCTCCTCGTTGTCCTCAGTGATGGTCTGTGTGGACATCTCCCGAGCGTTGCCAGGGTTGACTCCGAGGAGATCACCAGACTTGATGGCGTCGAACAGCCGCAGGCGGGCTTGCCCCTCACTGACGACCTGGCCCTCAAGCTGGGCGTGCATCTCCTTCAGGTCTTCAATGGCCTGCTGGCGGGCCTCGTTGAGCGAGAGCTGTGCGCGGCGCTCATCTTCCGTAGCGCGGATGATGGCTTGCTGGGCAACGCCTACACCAGCCTGCGCGTCCGCGAGTGAACGCTGGGCGGCGAGTTCAGAATGTCGCGCGTCCGCGAGTGAGCGTTGGGCAGCGAGTTGGGAGTGCTGAGCATCTGCGACGGCCCTGGCCGATCCCGCCAGGGAGTGATTCGACTCCCTCAGGCTGGACTGGGCCGAGATCACAGCCTTGTCGGCGCTCACGAAGTGGTCCGTCACGGAGGTTTGCGCCTGAGCCATCGCCAACCGGGTCTTGATGAACGCGGCGGCGACGTCCGTGGTCGATGTGGACGCAGCTGTTCCCGTGGCTACTACAATTCGGAAACCGCCGGAGACTTCACCGAGGCTCAAGCCGAGCGCTCTCGCCGTGCCGGAGGCGGCATCCTGATACTCGGCTGTGCGCAGGAGAACTGTGCCAACCTCAACTTGCGCGGCGGAATACTCTCGCGCGCGCTGTTGGCCGTCGGTGAACGCTTTCGTCGCCTCGTCGAACGCTTTCAGGGCCTTCGCTGGGTCTTCGGTAAGCTCGAAGTCGCCGGAATCCGCCAATCTCATGATCGCTTCGGCGGCTGCCTGCAGCTTCGCGCGCATTTCATCCAAGGTAGGTCCGCCCTGGACGATCGCCTTGAACACGTCGGCCTGGCTGATGCCGAAAGTTTTGGCGGCGTCTGCGGCGGCCTTGAAGCTGTCGCTGTTCAGTAGGGCATCGTCGGTGGTTCGGTTCATAGCCCCGTGGCTGGCGATGAACGCAGACGCGAGCTGGTCGGTAGTGCCAGCGAGACGCAGCGAAGACTCCGCTGCCTTGTCCTGACTGTCGGACAGAAGGCCGAACAGGATCGCCCCGCCAGTGATCGCGAGACCAATCGGACCGGCCAGCGATGACGCGGCGGCGGCGAACCCGATCGAAGCGCGCGCGGTCGCCGCACCAGCAGCGGTCAAGGCGGTAGCGGTCGCGGAAGCCTGGACGGCCACCCCTCGTTGCGCGGCTACATATCCGGCCGCCCTGACAGCACCCACCTGCATGTTGGCGCCGAGGTTCATGACTCCGGTCGCGAGAATATTCACGCCCGTGCTGGCGATGCTTGCTACCTTGAAAGCGCCCCATGTAGCGAGAGCGACCGTTCCGACCGTGCCCAGCAGTGGGGCGACAGGCCCGAGGATGTCGGTGACGCCGGAGATCAGGCCTGTCAACACCTGCAGCCCAGCGGACAGCAGTGGAACGGCCCCGTTGGCGACACCTGTGATGGACTCGCCGATCCCCTCGGCCGACGACACGATCCCACCGGCGTTCTCAGCCCACACGTGGTTCAGGTCGATGACGATCGTGCTCGCGGCGCCCAGCGCGGCCGACGTGACGCCGCCGAGCGACTGGACACTGATGCCGAACTCGTCGGAATGCTTCGACAGTTCGGTCAGCGTGTTGCCGGCTGACGTGCCGAGTTGGCCCATCAGCGACGAGAAGCCCTCCATGACCGGAAGGGATTCCTTCATCACCGCGTTCAGGCCGGGCATGACGTTGTGCGCGAGAGTGTTGAGGCCGTTGGTCAGCGCGACGATGTCCGGCCCAGCGAAGGAGAACGCGCGTTCCAGGTCCGGTCCAAGCGTCTGGAACTCCGCGTCGATGGCGCGGCCAGCACCCGCGATCTGTGGCACCAATTGGTCGGTGGCGTTCTTCGTTGTCGCCGCGACATTGCGCCAGAGCAGTTGGTAGGTCTCGCGTATTTCGGCGTTGGACTTCTGGGCTATCGCCGCGATGGCGATGAACCCTGCGCCGATGCCACCGATGATCGCCGGGCCGGCGAAACCCGAGACCGAGACCACGCCGGCCGCGAGCTTCTGGAACCGGGACTCCAGTAGATCGATGCTCCCGATCGCCTTGTCGGTCTTGACGTTGACGTTGACGTTGACGTCTTTGCGGTCCAGTTTGTCCAGTCGCAGTGCGAACCGCTCGACCTGCTCGGACAGTTTGATGAACGTCTTGGAGGCGTTGTCCAGGGCGATGATGTTGAATGAAAGATCATTAGCCACGGGTCACCCCTCCACGTTCTTCGCCAGGGCCTCAATGCGGTCCGCGAAAAGATCGAACTCGACAAGCTCGAGTTCCTGGATGTCGGGCGGACGCAGTGACATCGGGAACGTGCAGAACGACACTAGGTAGCGGAGGTACCTGTCTCGGGGGTCGTTCCACCGGTCTGGGTAGGGTCCGGCGGCGTCCCAGTGGCTTCAGTCGTGGGTTCCTCGGTCTCGTCGGGGACCACGTCGTAGGTGCGGATGTCGAGGTTCAGCATGTCCTCCCACCGGATCACCTTCCCGGCGCGCCGCATGAGAATCCACATCCATGCCGCGATGGCATACGGGTTGCCACGCCGAAGCTCGACATCGGCTTCGTTGACGCCGCAGCCAGCCTTGTCCTGGAGGATCATCGCCTCCTTGACGGTGAGCTTCCCGTCGAAGGCGTACTCCTCGTCTTCGATCTTGAATTTCAACCCTGCCTACCTTCTACTTTTCTATTTCCTGCCGGATCTCGTCCATGGCTTCCAGAATCGCACGGCGAAACCGGGGGGCGTGGCGTTTGATCGTGACCGCGAAATAGGGCTGACCCCGCTGATGAACCGGCTTGCGGCCGTTGTGCCAGTTACCAAAGACGGGGTGGCGCCACCCTTTTGGACTGTCCAGATGTCGAGGCAAGTTCCGCTGATCCTGCGGCAAACGATCCGAGTTGACGATGATCCTCACACCTCGGGACGTGATCCGCAGGCCGGTCGCGGAAGCGATGGACCTACGCAGTCCCGTCTTGCGCCGCGCCGAGATGGTCCGTTTCGCCGATAGGAACTTGCGTCTCTGCGAAGACCCTCCCCCGCGCGACCCGGTGACCGCTATCCCCTGGACCGCGCTCTTGACGTCATCGACCACCGGCTTGCCGGCCTCGACGATTTTCTTCCGCAGCTTGGCGCGCAGATCCTTTCGGCCCGCCTGCCGTAGACTCCGCGCCAGCGCCCGGTATTCCGCGGCTCCCTGGGATGACATCGAGAACCGGGCCTGAGGCATCAGACCACCGTCGCCTCGTCGCTCTGGATCTTCACCTGGATGACCGGATCGATCTCGTTGCTGTACGCCTCGAAGTCGACGCTCATCTGCACGATGTCCGGCCCGCCCACCATCGGTGGGGCGGCCTTGAACTTGATGGCCGGCAGAATGAACGACAGCAGGTAGTTGCTCGCGGTCGCACCGATCACCCCGCCCTGCAGGTCGAGCTGGAGCGGGATCGTCGTGTTGGCCTTGTACACGTCGTAGAACTCAGTCTTGGAGAACTCAGCCGACAGCTTTCCCGTGATGGTGGGGGTGGCGTTGGGGCCGATCTGCTCGGCCTTCAGACCGGCGTTGCCGAGGCCGAACCGATCCGTGGCGAGCGGCGTCTTGCCGGTCAGGGTGAAGTCCTTGACGATCGTCGCGACCGCGACACCGGAACCGATCGTGGTCTCCCCCGCCGATGTGGTGGGGGTTCCGCCGAGCTTGAAGTTGGCGACCTGCTGGAAGGTGAACACGGTGGCGCCGGACAGATAGCTCGCGGTGGCCAGCGCAGTTGAGGTCGACTCCGACTTCGCGTCGATCGTCAGCTTCAGAGACGGGATCGCCTGTTCTTTGACGCTGAACTCCCAGCCGGTCACCTTGCAGCCGGCGTACGTGAACGGTCGCACCGTGCCGCCGGGCTCCGGCCGGCCGAGCTGCGTGGTGAACCCGAGCCCGTTGAAACCGCCGGGGGTGTGGATCTGCTTGAAGGCGGTGCCGGTGATCACCGTCGTCGTGGTGGTGGCCGAAGCCAGCGCGTGATGCCAGAGCAACCCCATGCCTTTGGTGGCGTGCTCAACCTCGATATCGCCGGTCACATCCGACTTGGCGACCTGGACACGGTTCGCCCGCTTGAAGTACACGCCCGGACGCAGCCCCGTCGGCTCCAGGAAGCTCGGGTTGAACTGCGTGGCCTCGCTGTTGAACTCGAGGAATCGCGTGACGGTGACCGGAGTCCCCCACGTCGACTCCGACGCGAAGCCAAGTTGCGCGTCAAGACCTGTGCCGGTGGCCATGTTACTTCTCCTTCACCGGCGCGGCCGGCTTGTCGTCGACGGACTCCCACAGGGCATGGGGCCATGCCCGCTCGTCGTCGCCGTTCGCCACGACGTACGCGTCATCGGGTAGCGGATTCGGCTCCGGATCGCCCTTCTTGGTTTCCCGCGACGTGATGAGCCGGCCGGGGATGTCCACGACCTGGCCCGGCTCGACGTTGAACGCATCCGGGTCGCCGGGCTTCGCGAGGATCGTGACCGGCGGGCCGTCGGCGCGCAGTCGGAACTTCGGCATGGTGAGATCTCCTAGACGCGGGTCATGACACGGACGAGGAAGACGTGCCGGGCAGCGCCGTCTTCGTAAAACAATTCCCTGGGAATCACTCCCGCCACATACGGCGAGTCGAAGCCCAGCGAAAGGTTCGCTCTCAGAGTGGTTTCGACCGTCGCTAGCAGGGCTTTGACGGCATCGCGACCGGATTTGATAGTCTCGTCGTAGGGCGCCAGTGCGGCGCAGATGACGTCGAAGCGCTCATCTCGGCTTCTGTTGCCGATGGCAGCCCAATCCTGGTCACCGTCAAGTGCCTTCCAGTCACCCTCGGGGTTTCCGTCGTAGCCGACGAAGACCATGGCCTGGTAGTCGCCGATCTCCGCTGGCCCATCGACGACGGTCAAACCAGCGGTTCTCAAGACGCTGATAATCGCGTCGATCGAGTCGAACGCGCGCGTGGGCATCAGGCGATCCCCGACAGGCTAGGTCCGAGCAGCTCCAGCGCGGCGTAGGGAATCGAGTAACCGAAGGAAGTGAATCCCGCTCCAGGAGTTTCCAGGCCAGCCCGCGCTGGCCCTTTCTGACCTCGTTGAGTGTTCTGCCAGATGTGCTGCACGATTATCCCGGCGGCCTCGGAGTATTCGGCCGGCGTGATCAGCATTCCGGCTTCATAAGTGAAGGTCACCGGTCCCCAGATAACCGATCCGGCCAGCACTCGAACCACGCCACCCTCGGTGACAGTCATATTACTTGGATTCCAGGTCAGTCCACCGTCAGCGGCTACCACGCTGGTCAGCGAGATCACTGGCTTCGTTGTGAGGGTGAAGGACTGCAGGATGTCCGGAGATCGAGACGGGCTTGGATTACCCATGTCGCGCTTCTCGGTTACCGTCCGGCGCACTACGGCTTTGTCAAGGTGGCGCTCGACGGCGGCCGTTGCCGATTCGACTAGGCGACGCAACTCCTCATCGTCGATCGTCGCGATCTTGTTCAGTTGCTCCTTGGCGTCCGCCAGTGACAGCAGATAGGGTGGCGCCGCCGGGTGGACGTTGAAGACATCCGAATGAGCGCCTGGATTAGCGCCCGTACCTTGCCAGTAGACGCGATGCGGACCGGCCTGGATCGTCTGGTAGTCGTACTGATAGATGCCCGTGGTGACCGGGGCGATCGGGCCGAACTGGCTCGGCGTGTTGTTCGGCAGCGTGACAGTGAGCGTGACGGAGCCCGCGTTCACCGGTGCCCCAGCGGGGGACGTGTTCGTCCATGCCAGACGAATCACATCGCCGATGTCGACGGTCACAGGTCAACCACCGTGATCACGCCATACAACGCCGTCTTCCGCAACGTCCCGCTCAACACGTCGAGGCGCCACCATTTCATCGCGGTGGTGATGCTGGCCGCCGGGACAAGGACAGACAGTTGACCGGCGGCGGCGTTGGTGATGGTGACTGCCGGCGTGCCACCGGTCGACATGCCTTTCCACGTGCTGGCATCGCTGTCCGCAGTGGCCGCGCTCACCTTGAGGTACGCCTCGATGGTCTTGCCCGTGAGGTCCAGAGCGGTGCCGGCCGAGGGCTGGTTGGTGGTGAGAGTCGCGAGGATCTCCTCGTCGTTGTTCTCGTTGAGGGTCAGGGGAACCTGAAGTGCCATCGCTGTCCCCTATCGTCCGCAGATGGATGCTGTGCCGGCGTAGCCAGCCATGTTGGCCGCGCCTTCGTCCGTGACCAGTGACGTTGATCCGGCGTAGGCCACCACGACCGCGGCACCCGCGTGGGAGACGGCGACGACGGCGCCAGCGAGGTCTTGGCAGATGAAACCCTCGGCACCCGGTGGTGTCGCCATGCCAGTGATGGTGGCCGACAGGGTGACGGTTCGGGTCAGCCCGCCGATTCCAGATACTTGGCCGGTGATACTGGCCGAGAGGGTGACCGAGCGGCTGACGGTTCCGGCATCGCTGCGGGCGCCGGTGACGCTCGCCGACAAGGTCAGCGTTCTGGATAGCGCCCCGCTGCCGGATACCGAACCGGTGATCGACGCCGACAGCGCCACGGCCCCGGAAACGGCCCCAGAATCAGAGCGAGCACCCGCGACGCTTCCCGCGAGCGTCATCGCGCCGGTTGTAGACCCGGCGTCGGATCTCGCGCCGACGACCGTGCCGGACAGTGTCAGGATGCCCGCTACATCGCCGGACGTCGGAGGAACTTCGATGGGCGCCCCGGCGATAACGATGCTGGTGTCGTAGCGCAACCGGGCCCGATAGGCAGAGTCCGTGTTGGACACGATGATCGGCCGGACCTGGAGCACAGGATCGGATGATGATCCGGTTACTGCCGCAGCGAGGGTCACCGTGGCTGTTGCAGAGCCGGAGTCCAGCCTGGATCCCGTTACCGTCGCGGCCAGCGTGACGGCCTGGCTAAGCGCGCCAGAATCGGATCTGGCGCCGCTGATGGTGCCGGAAAGCGTCGCTACACCAGCGACTGCGCCCGTGGTGGCCGGCGACGGCGGCGTGCGTATGAAGATGACCGGCGCGGGCTGCATGCGGCCGAGGCGGGCCATCTTACCAAACCCCGGCTTGGATGGCCGCGAGCGATGGTGCGACGATCGGTTCGATCGCAGCCGGTGCCGCCCCGGCGCTCGCCGTGCGGATGACCACCGACACGGACACCCACAAGATGTTGTTTCCAGGCACACAGGTGAACGTCCGGGTTCCGGTAGCACCGGACGCACTCAGTTGCTCAGTGGCGCCGACACCGGACATTCCGCCGACGTGGATTTCGTACTGCTCCGTCATCGAACCGGGGGATCCGTAGGCGGTGTTGCTGCTGGGTCCGCTGTTGTTGAAACAGATGAGGTAGCCGTCGCTGACAGTCGCCGTGACACTGGGGCAGGTCTGGCTGTCGTTGCCTGGCGTGCCGTTGAAGCTCGCCGCTACGTCGACCGGAGTTGTGGTGTCCGCTCCGGTGAGGACGTAGACCACCATGGCCTTCTCTTCGTCGTGTGAGCCGGTTTCGGTGACGGTCACCGTGTTGGCTCCACCGGTATTCGCCACGGCGGTGTAGGTCTTGATGTGCCCCTCTCCGGTACCTCCGTCGGCCGTGCCGTTGGTGATGGCGGTGAGAGTGGGGGCACCGGTACACGTTGGGGTGGGCATGGTGGTGAGGGTGTAGAAGTCGTTGGAGTGCGCGACCACCAACAGATCGCCGATCTGGGTGGTGGATGGCGTGGTCGCGGATACCGCAGCCGACGAGCCGTCATTTGTGCCCACCGTGACACTGCGCACCGCGATCGCCATTAGGGCACCGCCGCTCCCGTGGAGTCGTTGACGTTGCCGGACCACTCGGTGATGTGACTCGCGGGGGGCGTCGGGATCACGTATCCGAACAGTCCGGGCGCCATCCGATTGTTGCGAACCCGGATGTTGTTTCCGGTGGCGTCCGCATTCGGAAGCCGGACGCACGCGCCGCCCGTGTCGGGCTTCAGCAGCATCTTGTTGTTCTCGATCAGCCAGTTCACGTTGTCTGTGGAGGTGACGTTGAGCTGGATGCACGAGTTGTTCGGCCCGCTGTTCACTCCCGACAGGTCGAACGTATTGTGCACGATGGTGATGTTGGAAACTCCGGGACTGGTCTGCAGTCCATCAGTGTGCGGATCGCCACCGGCCGGGTTCAGGTCATAGATGTAGCAGTCCCGCATGTCGAAGTTGGACAGACATCCGACGCCGTTCTCAGTACGCCGGATCTGACACCGACGCAGGGTCACCGCCGGAGGTGTGGCGTTCGTGTCGTAGAAGACCCCGCTCGTCCCGGCACCGTTGCTGACGTCGAACTCGCAGTCATAGCAAGTGATCGTGCCGCCGGATGCCGTGTTGGCCACGAACAGTGCGCACAGCTCGGTCGATGGCGCGGTGATTCGGCAACTTTGTAGGACCAGATTCGTGTGGTTCGCGACGAACGCGCCCGTGATGTCCAGGGCTGTGATGGTCTGCCCGTTGCTGGTCGTGTCGAAGTTGCCCGGAGATGCAGTGAGTGATGTGCCAGACGGGACACCTGTGTTCGTGGGACCCGGCCACGATGACCCTGCCGCCTGGACCGACCTTGGCCGGACCAGTCTCATGTCAGATTCGCTCGAACCAGAAGCCAGCTCTGACGTTCACCGTGGCCGGCGCGGTCAAGCGCAGCACGATTCCGGCCGACACATCGGCTTCGAGTGACGTGCCGAGTGCGCAGTCGTACACGAGCAGTCCACCCGTGGGCGTGAGGTAGTTGCTCTCCACCACCGTGAGCACCGTAGGCTCCGAAGTGGACGCCGAGAACCCGGTGAACCCGGTGGTGATCGCACGGCCGTATACCTGCTGGATGTTCGACGTCTCGGACGTGTTGGCGGTTCCCGGCGTCGAGTTGGTGGCCAGCGTTGAGCGGCAGAGTTCCCAGAAGACCGGGACGGCGGACGCGGTGACGCCATCGAAGCCGATGCGGAACTTCACCAGGTCGATGCCGAATTGAGCAGGGCTGATGACGCACAGCACCGACTTCGCGGTCGCCGCAGACAGTGCCACCGCCGATGTGGTGCGGATCGTGTATCCGGCCTTGGCCATGACTGTGCTCCTATGCCGCGATCGGCGAGACGGACAGGGTGTATGTGGAGATCGCGAACGTTGATCCGTTCACGACCGGGACAGTGGCCGTCAGTGCCCACGACTCGATGAAGTTCCCCGCCGTTGACGCATCCCATTCGGACACGTGCGACAGTGTCTCCGAGGTCGTCATGGACCACGTGCCCAGCGAGTTGAGTGTCATCGAACCCGCCGACGGGGCGTTCCAGGTGATGGCGTTCCTCGTGGTGACGGCGGAAGCGTTCGCGGTGCCGGCCGAACCGGGGTCGCCGATGTGGAGCTTGATGAACGGCGTAGCGATCGCCGAATAGGCGGTGTTGCGATGAACATTGAGGATCGAGTTCGCTCGAGACGCGCTGACTCCGGCGGTCATGCCTGAACCTCCTGCTTGTCCGGAAGGGCCGTGGGATGCACGGCATGACCGGTGACGACGGCGGTGACACCCACGGCGAAGTTCGTCGGCGCGTTCACCCGCTCGTAGATGTGGACCACGTCGCTCTCCGCGCACAGGAATCGGTAGCTGTATTCGCCGGCAGAGTCGAGAACGATGGTGCCGTCAGACTGAAGGGATCCGTTGTCCCGCAGCGTGTCCAAGAGGGCAACCGACACGCGGATCAGCGGATCCGCCCTCAGTACCTGCCGGACGCCGTTCACCAACTGAACGGTGGCTTCGCCGGGAACGAGGGTGCTCACTCGCTAGCCTGAGGAGGCTTCGAGGAACGGCCCTGGGGTGGCTGCTTGCGCGCCTCGCGCTTCGGCTCCTCGTCGGTGACGTAGCCGCGCAGTTTCAGCTGCTCGTCCACGAGTGCCACCCGGTCGGTCTTGCCGGCAGCCACCAACCCTGCACGTTCGCGCAGTAGGGCGGCGATGGCCTTGTTCTCAACCGGCTCCGACATCACTTTCTCCTTCAATTGCGGTTGAGGGCCGACCGGAAGCACGTCCACACCGACCCACGGATTCCCTCGCTGTGGCTGCCAGTCGTCAGGCTTCCTCACCTTGACGAAAACTCCTGGATCTTGCGGGTCCTCGATAATCTCCAGAATCTCCAGGCGAGCATTGGAGAAAACGCGCCGTAGCGACTCCGCCGTGTATCTCCAGTAGTCACCCGGGAACGGGTGGTAGGGAAACCCCGGAGAGCGGGTGGTGACCATCATGAGCCCACCGGGGGCAACGACGGCGATGAGATTGCGAATACTGGAGCGCCAGTCTTCAACGTGCTCGAGCATCTCCGTGGAGATCACTACGTCCCAACTGCTGGCGCCAAACGTCTCGATGAGTGCCGTGCAGTCGATAACTTGGTCAACGTCTGGTCCAGCGGAAGCATCGACACCGATGTAGTCCTCGGGCCCTAATGCGGTGACGAGTGGTCGCACCGAGCCGTTGACGTTGTAACTTCCGGCTTCGAGGACCCGCTTTCCCCGTACCTCGTCGGCGCTCAGCGCGGTGCGGAACCAGGCTAGGACTGAGGCGTGCATCTACTGATACCCCCTCAGTGCCAGTTGCTCGTCCACGGCGGCCGCGCGGTCGAACCTGCCGGCCCGCTTGTACCCGGCCCGCTCCCGCAGCAGTGCGGAGATGTCCGAGGTCGATCTTTTAGCCGCGGATTCGTCCTCGTCGGCGGTGCTGCTGCTGACGGGGATCCGCTTCGGCGGCTCCCGCTCCTCGAGTTCGAAACCCAGGTCGGACACCGTGTAGTGCAGATGTGTCGCCGGGGCGTCCCAGATGATCTCCACCCGGTCGGACACCTTGTTCTTGTGCCATCCGGAGAAGCTGCCGTCGGAGAAATGTCCCTGCCAGTCCGCCCTGAACGCCTCCACCACGGACCGGGGGAAGTAGATGAGGCCGAACCCGAAGGCGCTGCACCACCGTTCGCCGGTCGCGACGTGCGATCCGTCGGAACGGCGGTGGCACCACACTGGCTGCTTGAGTCGATGGCTTCTCACGGTGGTCTCATACAGCCGATACGGCGCCACGATGACCGTGTCCGGCTTGGCCTTGGCTCTCTCGACGAAAACCTCGAGAGAGGTCCGGTCGACTGCGATATCCCACTCGAGTAGGACGATGTCGTCGTCTATCTCTGCCATGGGAGAGAGGTCGTAGTCGTCGAGATAGATCCTGGGGATCGGGTCGATCACGTGCGCCCGAGCGGTATTCGCCGGGACCACGGCCGGCCACGAGCGAAGGAGCTTCACGGATTGCTCCTTCGCTCGTGCGGCCGTGCGGATTAGAAGACTGGCGTGACCAATCCGGTACCGGAGACCGACTGCACCGAGTTCGCGTAGCGCCGGAAGGAGAACGCGAAGTACCCGTACACCACGAGCAGGACGCCGAGGTTTGCCGCCTTGGGCTGCTCGGCGCGGATGAACACCGGGGCGTTCGGGTCCTCCCACAGGTGGCACTCGTCAGAGCAGATGACGTAGATGACGTCCTCGTTGGTGCCGGTGCCACCGTTGATGGCGATGTTGTTGTCCACCACGACCGGCATCCCGTTGGGCAGCATGCCGCGGAATCCGGCGCCGTAGGCCACGGCGTTGTTGGTGCCGATGGCCCTCGGGTCCATGCCGGGCTGCGAGATCAGCGGCCAGGTGCTGGTGAGCTGACTGTTCAGCCAGTGCCACCGACGCGAGTGCATAACCGCGTGGGTGGGCATGCCGTATGTCAGCAGCGCCGCCTCGACGCCGGCCGCAGCGGAGAGGATCTTCGGATACAGCTCGGCGCCGGTCGGGGTGGTGTCCGTGTAGCTGGTGGTGGTGGCGAGCGCCGCCAGGCCCACGGTCGCCTTGTTGATGAGCATCGAGTCCTTGTTCGTGGCGTAGCGCCGGAACAGGTCGCCCATCGTGACGTCTTCGATGCCGGTGCCGCGCTCGATGGCCTGCCGAGACAGCGTCTGCTGTCCGGCGGCGGTCAACACGTTCTCCGTGAGGAGCGTGTCGTCCATGTCGGTCTCGGACACCGCCGAGTTTTCCGTGGTCTGCTCGGCCACCGAGGCAGAGGTGGTGATGCGAGAGATGTTGACGGTCATGCCGTCGGCCGGCAGCGGGTGCTTGTTGCAGATGTCGGCGAACGGCGACATGTTCGCCACAGCCGGCGCGTACATCTCGGTCAGGTACTGCGGCACCACGAGCCCCGTGAAAGCGCCGGTGCCGACCGCGCGGGTCAGGTACTGCGGTCGCTCGACGCGCTCTTCCTGCATGTGGCGGTTGAGCCGCATGTTCGACTCGGGGTTTCCCATGAGCCACGACGCCGCGACGTCGCGCAGGAACAGCGCGCCGCCGGGGTCGCCCTCACGCGAATATGTCCGCTCCTCGCGACCCACTCGCGCGACCCGGTCGTAGGCCGGCTTGGTGTTGCCGGCGTTGGTCGGCTCGGACCGCTTCGCGTCCTCGGCGATCTCCAGTTCCTCGATCTTCGCCTCGCGGGCCCGCTCCAGCTTCGAACGGATGCCGATGAGATCCTGCTTGCAGCGCTTGGCCGTCGCGTCGAGGTCGTCGCAACGAGTCTGCTCGTCGGCGGTGAGGGTGGATCGGCCCTCCTGGTCGGCCAGGGAGAGGATCGCGGCGACTTCGGCCTTGCACTTGTCGCGATGCCGAACAGTCGTCTCCTCCTCAACCTCAATCTTGGTGATCAGCTCGTCGAGATTCACGACGGCCTCCACTTCCGGTAGTCATGGTTGGGGTTTCTCGCGATCCCGGTCTGACTGCCGTCCATGCGAGGCCCTCGGTTTGACCGCCGAGGGGTCATGCGCCCGCTTGCCGGTCTGAGGGCCGGCGTAGCGGAAAGTCTCTAGTCGTCCAGCATGGACAGCCGGACTTTCATCAGCGCGACACTGCCGCCGCCCAGTTCGGGGGTGCGCTCGACCGAAGGTTCTTGGTCGCGCTCGATGACCGACTCGTCCGTTGCGGCCGGCGCGAGCCGGACCTGCAGATCCTCAACGACCGCTCGCTGGGCGCCCTCGGGAAGCAGTCGGAGGTCTTGCATGATCTCCGACTGCCGTGCCGCAACAGAGGTGTGCGGCGAGGCTCCGTAGTTCACCGCCGATACGTCCCCCCGGTCCAAGTCGACCTTGGCGATGCGGAACTCGGTGAAGTCGTCGTTCCACTCGCCCTCGTCGATGCGGAACGCGAAACTCATCTCCGTGACGTCGCGGTCCTCGATCGCCGTGACGAGGTCGCGAACATCGGTGCGCTTGGGGTTGACGTAGGCCGAGGTGGCCAGGCCTTTGCCGTCGGCGAGAAGCTCCAGACTGCCGTTCGTAGTGCGCGCCATAGTGACGCCCCGGTGGTTCACCAGGTAGGCGACATCCGGGTTCTTCGACAGGGTCTCGTCGAAGGCGCCCTGGGAAACCACCTCGTCGTACTCGCCGAAGATGTCCCACATTCGGTACTTCTTCTCGACAACGGAGGCGTAGCCCTCCAGCAGGATTCGCTCCTGCTTGTTCCAGATCACCGTGGAGGCGCGCATCTTCACCCCGAACGCGTGGGATCTCGCCACGCCGTTCGGGACGTCGCCCGGGTTCGCCTGTACCGCTGCGGCGCGGCGCTGCAGCATGCGAGCACGGTCGGTCATGGTTCCTCCGGTCATTGCGGATTCGGGCTGGAGGTCGCGGGGGTCGCCCTCGGCGGAAAGAAGTGGTCGAACTCGGCGATCTGCTCTGGTGTCAGCGGTTCCAAGTCATCGAGCATGCGTGCCTCGGACGGGGTGAGCGTGCGGGAATCGATCCGCAGCTTCAAGGTCTCCGCGCGCGCCTTGGGGTCCATCCGCAGCAGAGCGTCGGTGTTCAGCTTCACGTACCGCGGCTTGGCCGTCAGTCGTCCGAGTGCCTTCTCTCGGCGGATCACCGCAGGGCCGATATGCATGATCAGCAACTGCAGGTTCCGCTCGGTGATCGACGCGTACGTGATATGTCCAGAGCGGACCACCGCATCGATCAGGTCCCCAGGGCAGTCGAAGAACCTGGCCACGTCACCGACGCTGTACTGCTTGGCTTCGAGCCACGAGTTCCCCGCTGCTTCCGACTGCAGGAGGTTCAATTCCCAGTCCTGGCCGGAAACGAACAACCCGCCCTGCTGGACGCTCGCGGAGAAGCGGTCTTTGACCTCTTGCGCCTGCGGACTGGTGATCGTCTTGCCGGTGTTCTTCAGGTGCATCGCCGGGACGCCGCCGTTGCCGAACCAGTCCAGCGCGAAGTCCTGGATCGATAGATACTCGCCGATCGTCCACGCCGCATACGCGACCGGCGACAAACCCACCGGCAGTCCGGCGACCGTGTATTGCTTCTCGTGCCACACTTCGTGCGGGTCGTAGAGCTTCCCGCAGATCCTCCACCGCCACCCATCGGGCGTGGCTTTCGTGACCTCCGCTGGCACTACCGCGCACTCGCCGATCGGCTGCAGGTCAATGCGGTTCGGCAAGCCCGAACCGGTGACCTCGGTGACCAAGCCGACGCCGTTGCCGGCCCTGTCCAGATCGACCTGGCTCGAATACAGCCACTCCTCGATCTCAACCCGCTCCCCGCCCGGCTTCACCAGTACCGGCGGCTTAGGAACCTCGACCTGATGCCCCAAGACCTTGCGATACAGATCCACGGGCATGGTGGAGATCAAGTTCGCCCGCAGGCGCAGGCACGCCCACACCGCCGAGTGTCGCAGCGCGGTGTCGCTCGTGACCGCCGCCCGGCCTCCCGAGGTCACGCCGACGCGCCGGATGTAGTCCTCGGCGGTCATGCCTTGGAATGAGCGGCGAAACAGGCTCACGTCTGACCGCCGCGGAACTTGGCCTTCAATTTGGCAAGTCCGCCGTCCGCCCACCAGCTCCCCGCGAGCACAGCAGCTCCCGCCGGGCCCGTTGCCCAGCCACCCATCACGGGCCACAAGGCCAGCAGTGGGGCTGCGGCAATCAGCAGGATTCCCAGCGTGTCCAGTGCCGTCGTCACGTGCTCCTGAACCTTCACCGGCGCACCCCTATCGCTACCACGCGGATTCGAGTACGTCGTAGTCATTCGTCACTAGGTGCGCCCAGGCTTGATACAGCCACTTCGCCACGGTCACCGCGTTCAGTGGAGTGATGTCGCCACCGGAGTCCTTCCGAGACCAACCCACCGAGTCAGTGCCTTCGCGTACCCGCCCAGATGCGGCCGCCATGTTCAGTTCACGCTGTCCGATGTGGCGCGCCCGGTAGTCCAGCGCCCCGTCGTCACCGATTACCGGGCGGCAGACGGTGAGCATCTGCCCGGTCGCAGCCGACATGTCCGCGCCCGCGACGATGGCAACGTTGCCGCGCTCCGGCTCGTCCGGGTTCTCCGGACGCACGAAGTCCCGTTTCTTCAGCTCAGCCTCGAGCGCCGCATACGTGTTGCGGCCCATCGCGTACCCGACCGGATTCAACAGGTCTCGCAGCTCAACAAACCTGTCCGGAACCCAGTCGATACCGGGTCGGCAGTCCATCAACTGCATGTGCTCCCGGCCGTCCTCGCGCATCCCGAACAACCCGATCGACGCGCTGTCCTGCTGCGGGTTGAGGTCAACGCCGATCGTGACGTCACCGTGACGACGAGAGTTCTCATCAAGCATCTGCTGCCACGCGGCGGCATCGATGTCGCCACCGGTAAGCGGTGGGTCTTCGTGCCACCCGAGACGTTCCCGGCCGTACTCCTGAACCGGCAAGGCCAATCGCTCGGCTCGCAGGTATTCCCAGGTGATCCGCTTACCCGCAGTGTGGTTTGCCTTCCCGATGAACTCTTCGCGGTCGAGCGCGCAGCCGGCCGAGCCGACGGTGTGCTGACAGGCTCTGCCCGTCTCGCACCCGGGATCCTTCCATGAACCTGGGGCGCAGAACTCGATCCAGATCAGGGACGGATCCCCGCCCTTTCGGCCGCGGTCCTTCAGTCGATGTAGGTGGTCCGAGGTCTCGAGCGCGGCACTGGAGCCGTAGTTCACCTGCGGATCCTGTCGAGCCGACAGCACCGGCAGCAGCGCGCCCATCGCGGACGCGGCAATGAAAAGGGCCTCATCCATGACGACCCGCTTGCCGCCGAGTCCTCGGCCACCGCCTTTGCTCCGAGCCAGAAATTCGAGCTTGGCGCCGGAGTGTAGCTCGATGAACTCTTCACCGTGGCCGTAGGAGATGTTCTTGACCCGGCGCGACAACTCCGGCGCGGTCTCGATGCAGGTACAGAAGTCGTCGAACGCGTCGCGGGCGGTGCGGAAGATGTGAGCCGTCCACACAATCCGGTCGGGCGGCAGCAAGAATAGGTCGAACAAGGTCACCGGGAGGAGAACGCCGCCAGTCTTGCCGTTCTGCCGAGGCTCGACGATCCCCGACTCGAGGGCGACCCATCGTCCGCCTGAGCCATATGAGAGCATCGCGTCGACGGCTAGGCACTGCTCCTCGTCGAGTTCCCGGCCGGCGAGACGTGCGAGGTCGACAGCCTCATCGCCGTACGAGCCGCTCCGTGGCGGGATCCAGAGGTAAGCCGGCTCGATCACTGGGCGCCTCCGGCCTAAGTTACCGGCCGGTATGAGTGCGACCAGCGCGTTTGCCGTAAGATCGATCTTGGTTAGGCGCCCGTGGCCTTCCGCGTGCGACGAGCCGACAGCTCATCCAACGCGTCCGCCTGCTTCGCGGCACCCCTCAGCGCCAGTTCCATCGCCGACCGCAGTTCCTTCGACAGCGACGCGGCGCCTGCCGCCGTGTGCTTACCGTTGGCGAACAGTTCAACCAGCAGCATCACGTGCGTGCCCTCCGGTGTCTCCAGCCGGTCAGCGGCGTCTAACTGCCTCCGATAGGAGGCCACCACCGGCAGATCGATATCCGGCAACGTATCGGAGGACTTCGGCAGGGTAATGACCCGCGGATTCGGCCGGTTCTTGGGCGGACGGCAGACGACGCAAAACTTCCGTGGGCGAGCAGAACCCTGCTGCGGAGGAATGATCGCGGAACACTCTTGGCAGATGCGTTCACCCATGTGAACACCTCGCTCTACCTGCGGAAATTTCTACACCCTCGAACGATAGCAAGATCTACTTCCGGGCGCGCAGGGCTCTGACCTGCTTAAACTTCGCCCGGGGAGAGAAAACAGGGAGCCTTGGGAGCGGGGTCGCA